TAATATGCAACTAACCTATATTTTAGAGTTGTTAAAACCAACTAAAAGAAAAGAAAATATATTTTTAAATAATATTGCTGAAGTAGTTAAGAATCGTCAGGCTGTCGCTGCCAAACTTAAAGCAGGAGAAATTAACTTGAGTTCTTCTGATTTTAAAGAGCTTAACCTTCCCTCCGCTGTGAAAAACCAGAATATTAGAGAAGTTAAAGCACTCTATAAACGGTTTTTAAAGTCTAACTCTAAAAAAGAAAATATAGAGTTTAAAGAGAATCAACCTATTTGCTATAATAATCAAAATTATAAGATTGATTACCATATAATCTCAATCCCTCTTTATACTACTAAATGTCAGAGATTTGCCTTCCCTGTTAAGCAGACTGAAAGGTTTGAAAAGCTGCAGCAGCATATCGAGAGTGGCTGCAAATTGGGTAAAGCCAGTCTCTTCTACAAAAGAGGCAAGTGGTATTTTGCTGTAACAATTAAAATTGCAGCTAAAAAACCCAATAATTCTAATCTAATGGGAATTGATATTGGACTTCGCCAATTAGCAGTTGCCAGTGTTAAAAATCCTCAAGGCAAAGAAATTAATCGCCAATTCCACAATGGTAAACAGGCAGGTTTTATCCGCAAAAAGTATCGTATGTTAAGGCGAAAACTGGGTCAGTCTAAAAAAGTTAAAGCTATTAAAAATATTAATGACAAAGAGCAGAGATGGATGACTGATTTAAACCATAAAATTAGCCGCCAGCTTATTAATCTTGCTGTGCAGGAGCAAGTTGGCACTATAATTATGGAGAATCTAGAAAATATACGAAATACTGCTAAGAGTCTTAATAGAGCAGATAGAAACCTCCATAGCTGGACTTTTTATCAACTTCAACAGTTTATTGAATACAAAGCTGAATTAGCTGGGATTAAGGTGGAATACATAAATCCAAAGTACACTTCCCAGAGTTGTTCTAGATGTGCTAAGGTTAAAAAATCTAACCGCAAAGCTAATCTATACTCTTGCGAGTGTGGTAATCATATCCACGCTGATTTAAATGCAAGTCGTAATATAGCTAATAAATATTTAGAGCAACAATCTGCTTAGATGGTAATAGTCTAAGTGCCTGAGTGCCTATATTAGCATAATGCTAGGATTATACTATTGAAATGTATAGTCGGCTATCTCAGGAGGGCTGATGGCACAGCCTAAAGTTTGCGTCATACTTGACTACCAGAAATGGACTGGCATTTAATCAGCAGACAACCTCGTAAGTTCCTTTAAGGAATCTTCGTTCGTGACGATAGGAACGGGCGGGGAGGATGTCAACGAAAGTCAGCTTCCGAACTGATTTCTTGCCCTCTAATAAAATTCGGAAAATACTATCGGAGGTATTTAATATGGAAAAAAGAGATGTTTTATATGATTTATACTGGAATAAAAATATGACTCACAAAGAAATATCTGAGAAATACAACAAATCAAGCACTACAATATTGGGACTTTGAAAATATAGAAGACATACTAACTGAAGAGCTTACTTAAAAATTTAACTAGGTTGTTTAGTATAGTAAAGACATCTTAACTAAACATAAATATTAAAACAGCAGGGGATTATTATGGCAAAAAATGAAATGCATAGCTTAATAGAGGAATTAATGAACGACCCTGAGTTAAGCGGTATTTTTGATGACCCTGTTGTATTCTCAAAGGCTGTTTTAGGAATTAACCCTCGCTGGTATCAGAAGAAGATACTGAGGGATAAGAATTTAAAGAAGGTTGCCCGTTGGGGCCGCCGTTCAGGAAAAACTTTGGGCATGGTTTTATATATGATATGGAGGGCTTTTGTTCAGCCAGATGGCAAGGATGAAAGACTTTTAGTTATCGGTCCATACGGAATTCAGGTAGACACAATCTTTGATGAGCTGAGAAAGCTTATCCAGAACTCTCCTATACTGCAGGCTTCGGTCACAAGAAGTGTCCAAAGTCCACAAAGGATTGAGTTTGGAAACGGCTCGATGATAATGGGTCTATCAGCAGGCTCTGGTTCAGGTAAGGGTGCAAGCTCTATTCGTGGACAGGGAGCAACATACATCTTCCTTGACGAGACAGATTATTTAACAGAAGGCGATATCAACTCCATCATGGGTATGCAGCTTGAAGATATGGAGTCGATTGGTATCTGGTGTTCTTCAACTCCAACAGGACAGAGAAAGATGTTCTGGGAGTGGTGTACTTACGCAAGTAAGACCTATACCGTGGATGATAAAGAATTATGGCTTCAAACTAAAGATATTGACCGATGCGAAAATTATATTGAAAGAGATGACAACCTTGCAAACGGCTGGGTTCAGTATCATTATCCATCATGGGTTAACCCTAAATGGTCTGATGATATGGATAAAGAACTTAAGGCCATGTTTAGTGCTCAGGGTTATGTGCACGAGGTTGATGCTGATTTTGGTGATGCCACAACAGGCGTTTACAATAAATCAAAATTAGATGACTCAAAATATGATTACACATATGAAGAAATGAGACAGCGTTCTCCGATGCCACAGAGAGTTAGAATTATCGCTTCTGACTGGGATAAATACGGAGCCGCAACAGAAATTGTTGTTTCCGAATATGATGAAGAAAATAAAAAGATAAGGGTTATCGAAAGAGCAGAGATACCCTCAACTGAATATACATTTGATAATGCGGTTAAAAAGATACAGGAGTTAAATAATTTCTGGAAACCTGACAAAATCTACCTCGATAGAGGTTATGGTGAGTATCAGGTTGAGGTCTTAAAAAAGAGTATAGGTAAAGATATCGTAAAAGGTATAGCCTTTAACTCTAAGATAGAAGTTTTAGACCCGGCAGATAACACAATAGACAAAAAAGAAACAAAACACTTCATGATTACACAGGCTCAGATACTTCTAGAAAGAGACCAGCTTATGTTTTCAGCACATGATGACCTTCTAGTAAAGCAGATGGAAAACTATCAGGTTGTCAAAAGAAGTTCTGTCGGTAAGCCGATATATACTTCTGAAAACGAGCACGCTCATGATGCTTTTGTATTGACAGTGCTTGCCTTCAACCAGGAGTTTCCTGATATCACAAAACTTTTAGAAAAGAGAAGAAAAGCAACAATCATGGCTAAGGTTAACAAACGCCTTGAAAGTGTAAAAGAGAAATTACAGTTTAACAATGACCGGAATAAAACAAAGAAGCAAAGGCAGCTTGAAAAAGAGCTTGAGGGAGAGCCGGAATATGTTAAACACATGAAATCAATAGAGTATGGAAATTTTAGAAAGAGTAATAATACCTGGGGCTCTCGTGGCACGCAAAGACGACCCCCGGGAAGAAAGAACATTTAATGTTATAGACATGGGAGGTTTCCTCCCCCTTCCTCCCGTGTTTATATAGATTTAAAAATGAAAAGGGTGATTTATTTTGGCTAAAAACTACGGAATTGAATACAGTCCGAATATTTTTTACAAGCTGGATGAGGCTCCGCCAAACCAGTATAAAAAAAGGATAATCAAATCCGAAAATTATGTAAGCTCAAAAGATAATGAAGAAAAAGTTGAAGAGCTTAATGTAAAAATCGACTTTCTAATTGACAAAACAGAAAAAGAACTTGCAAAAGAAGATGGTTTTGAAGATTACAAGCCAAAAGCTGTAAAAAAATATTATTGCCAGCAAATCTTAAGCGATGAGGACAATAGCTATGTCACAGAGTTTGAAGGAAGACAGTCTGACATAACTGGCAATATGGCTATTGATTATTACAAAAGACTCTTAAGCTTAAAAAGAGAGAACGAAAATGACCTTGATGCTATTTTAGACTTGATGAAATTTGAGGCTAAGGGTCTTAAAAATTATATAAAAGATTTAGCTTATGAGTTTGACCTAGAGGAAGATTATTTAGACATAATCTACAGACAGGATGTAATAGATGACTCAAAGAAAAAGATTGAGATTTTAAATGATATATTTTTAGAGTTGGAAAGAAAAAGAGAGAATTTGAAAGAAGAATTTAAAAAAGAAAGTAGAAGAGGTAATGCTGATAAAGCCCGCTCAATTCAGTTTGAAATGGATAGAGTTAGAAAAGAAATTTCAAGAACTAAAAACAGCTTAGGTTATACAGCAAGCCATTCTTACAGCATCTACAAAAAATTAGAAAAAACAGATAGTTTTGTTCAAAAAATAGGATATATGGTTGTAGCTTCACCTTATGACAACTTTGATGGTACTGTCTGCTGTATGTTAAAGGCACTTTTAAAGCAGGCAGGCTTAGATGACGATATAGAGGATATCGATGATAGGCTGGAGAGATTAAACATCAAAGAGTTAAAGGATGCGGTTGATACGATAAGGGCGCTTCTTGCCCTATCTTATAATGATGCGTCTAAAATTCTGGCACAAATAGAAAATGAGCTGATAGACATACTCACAGCTCCGCTAAAAGCTCTGCTTGGAAAGTCAATAAGTATGCTGAGGGATTTAGAAATATCAGCATTTAGAAATGTATATAAACTTTTCGACAGTGTAAGCGGTGATTTTGATAATCCAGATAATATATTAGACTGTATATATTTAGAAGAGCTGATGGATTTTACTTTTGACAAAATGGATGAGGTATTTGAGGAAATAGAAGAATGCCTTTTAGATATCTACAGAGCCATCCATCAACAGATAGATATTTACGATGAGGATTCTGTAAAGCTTTTTGAGAAGGCAAAAACACAGGCTGTTTACGACCTTTTAACCAAGTTCTCTAAGGTATTGAATACATTAGATAAATTCTCGCTAAGCCAGGGGATAGAACAGTGGATAGAAGGATTCCTGGTTGATAGTGGTTTTGGAACCTACTACGACAATGAATCAGGTACTTATAAAAATGTAAATGTTGGAGGTTGTATAAGTCCTTTTGATTATGATGGCTCTTACAACAATTTTATACCAGAGTACCCTTCAGATATACCAAGAATAGAATTTGCGAACAACCAAGAGTATAAAAAATGGATTAAAGAAGGTAAAGCTCTTAGCTTCTCATGTGAGTTGAATACAGATGCAAAAAATGAAGAGAACAAAAATCTATTAGAGAAACTCAAAAAAGATATAGATATTGCCGATAAAGATGTACCGATATTGGCAGCAAATTATATAGAAAATAAGGACCTAAACTATTAAGGGGGAATAGGTTTGGATTATAACGAGGCTAAAAAAGACAGGGAAACTTTACTGTCCTTACTTAGAGAGTATGGTGGCCAGAGACCTCTCGCAAGAGAGCTTGACTGCGACCATAAAGCAATTAAGTACTGGATGGATAAGTATGGTATTACAGTTGAGGATTATGAACAATATGAAGATGAGTTGGAGTTTTCTGGTAAAGAGAAATATGTAGATTTTACTGAAGAAGAACTAGATGGCGACTACTACCTAAATGATGAAAACAAATATCCTTATGAGAAGATAGATGACATTTACATTTTTAGAGCTCCTTTCGGAGAGTTTGATGTAAGCAAGGACATTTTGGATAGAGTCTTGGAAGACTACTGTAATATAGGACTTACTAAAAAAGAGACTGCAAGAGATGTCGGGCTTTCAATTAAAGAAGTTCACGTAATCTTAAAAGGCTACGGAGTAATCCACGACAGCATTCCTTTTAGAAAAGAAGTTCAAAGAGAGCTAACTCCACAGGAGATGGCAGACTTAAGTCTTGAGCAAAAGGAAGCGTTATACTACAGAGAGATAGAGCAAAAACAGTACAAAAAAGCTATCAGAGAAAACAAGAAATACAAAGAAAAAGATTATCTTCTAAAAAAACAGGCCGATAGAATTTTAGAAAACTTAGAACAAGTAGAGTACAGGCCTCCAGAAATTGTTCACTTAAATGAAGAAAAGAAGCTGAACAAAAACACTTTAGTAGTTAATATCTCTGACTGGCACAAAGGTAAAACTGTTTTAAGTGCCAAGATTTTAGGAAACAATGAGTTAAACAAAGTTATATACCAGCAGAGAATAGATAAATTCATAGAAAAAGTTTTAATGATGCTAGAGAGACATAAACCGGAAAAGGTATTAATTTTAAACTACGGTGATGGCCCAGACTCTCCTAATGCAGATGTTTACCCGGGCCAGAGAGAACATCAGGACGTATTGTACGAAGAGCAGGTAATGGGTTATGTTCAGGATGTTGTTGATTTTATCCTAACAATCCACCAGCACCATCAGCATGTAGAGTATGCTGGAGTGCCAGGAAACCACTCAAAAGGCAATATCAACTGGGATGTTTTAGCTAATATGTTCATTAAGGAATTACTTAAAGATTATGAAGATATCAAAGTAGATTCTGAAAACATAGAATACAAAGTACATGAGATTTACGACTATTATCTTGTACAGTTCCACGGCAACTTCCTGACAACAAAAGTGGACAGTCCTACAGCACAAAAACAAGCCTTAAGCATATTAGAGCTTGAAGGGCTTCCTAAAAAGAGAAGTTACTTATGCCAGGGACACTTACATCACAGAGCAGCTGAAGGGCCTTCTTACAGAAGAATTCTTTTACCAAGCCTCGTTGGAGGAGATAGGCTTTCTGCTAACATGATGCAGACTGGAGCAAGACCGGGCCAGCAGATTTTCGTGGTAGAAGACGGAGAAGGGCTGACAGATGAACATAATGTATTTTTTGACAACATACAATAAATATCTTTTACGAGGCAGGTGGTGAAATAAATGTGAGAAGAAAAAAAATAAAAAAATCATTTTTTGATAAAGTTAAAGAATTTGTCAGGCATCCAATAAAATATTTCAATCAAGCAGCTGATGATGAAAACCCATTTGCCCGAGCTATAAAAAAGATAGGCTATGCGATGTTTGACGGAGATGCAAGAGCTGATGAGTTTAGTGGCCCTGACTTTGACTTAGAAGAAATAAACAGGGCTTACAACACAGATTCTTATGTAAGACAGGCTATTGATAAGCACATAGAATTGATGTTTAAAGCAGGTTTTCACTTTGTCGGTAAGGATGAAAATGTTAAAGATTATATCAATAAAAGATTTTCAATTTTATCTGACATGATGGGACTTCCTATGAACCAGTTCTGGAAGGATATAGCTGATTCATTAGTAAAACATCACAATGTTTTTATTGTTAAAAAGAGGATGGACCCTTCGAAAATGCCGAAGGTTAATGGGTTAACATACAAAGGGCTCGGCAAGAAAAAACCTGTAGGAGCATACTTTATACTTCCTGCAGAAACAATGAAGATAAAAGTAGATATAAATGGAACAATAAAAAAATACCAGCAGGATAATGGAGAAGAGCAGGTTGAGTTTAATCCTATGGATGTAATTCACATTCCTTATAAGAAGCCGGCCGGAAAATTTTTCGGGGTACCGTTTTTAGTACCCGTTATAGATGATGTAAAACTTTTAAGGCAGGTAGAGGATAATGTTGCTCGACTTTTATACCGATTTTTGTATCCTTTATTTATTTACAAAGTAGGTCTTGATAAGGCAGGCTATGAATCAACAGATGAAGAGATACAAAAGATGCAGCAGGAAATACGAAATATGCCGATTGATGGTGGGCTTGTTCTACCAGAAAGGCATAATGTTGAACTTCTAAACACAAACGGAAGCATTCCGGCAGAAAAGTACCTTGAATACTACGAGAAACGGGTATTTACAGGGCTTGGAGTAAGCCAGACCCTAATGGGAAGGGCAGACACTTCAAATCGCTCAACAGCCGAAAATCAGTCTTCAGAGATGAGAGATAGAGTTCGTGCTTTCCAGACAGTAATAGAAGATTATGTAAATCACTTTATTATCAGGGAGCTTCTTTTAGAGGGTGGATATGACCCCCTTTTAAATCCTGACCATGATGTAGATTTTGAATTTGAAGAAATAGATGCAGACTTAAAAATCAAAACTCAAAACCATGCAGTATACATGTTTGAACACAACGCCTGGACTCATGAAGAAATGAGAAAAGCACTTGGCAAAGAACCTGTTGCTGATGAATCAAGACTGCAGTCTAATATGTTTAATAACTTAGAAAATCAGGCAGATACAGATAATAAAAATCAACCACAAAATCAGCACTCAAATGCTGAGTCTGAAAATAAGGTGGACATTTATTATCCATACGAGAGCAGAATAAAGAGATTATATATCGACTTTAAAGAAAAGTTTATTGAAGCCGAGGAGCTTGAGGCCCTTAAATCAATAACAGAACAGTTTTTCCAGAAGTCGCTATTTTATGTAAGAAACAGTGTCAGAAAATCTTTCAGCTCTGGTTTTGAAGAGTATTCAGACTTTGACTTTGAAGAAAGTAAAAACCTGCAAGAACTTGTAGAAGCTGTCGAAGTTAAACTAAACTCCTTAAAGAATGAGTTCATAGAGAAGCTAAGAAATTTAGATGAGGGAGATAAGAAAATATTCCTTAAATCTTTCGAAAGTGAATTCAGCAAAGGCTTTAATATCCAAAACAATGAAGCCTACAACACAGGAGCTATAGAAGCCTTTAAAGGAAGTAATGAAAAATTAGATATAAGCTTCAAAAAAGGCGAAAACATAGAATTAGATGTAGATGAAAATATGCCAAATACGGTACCACAATATAGAATTGAAAATATAAAACCCCTCAAAGAAAGGGGGGAAGCTAGTGAAGAGGCTTGAATTTAAGGAAAACTTCAAGATAAACGAGTCAAAAGATTTAAAAAATCCAAAAGTCAAAGAGTCTTTTTTAAACGACAAAGAGGATAAGCTTACAGTAAAAATCGAAGCAATACATGCAATAACTACAGGAAATTACAATACTTATCCTGCAAAGGAGCTTAGAGGAGATGTAACCAAGAGAACTGGTGCATTTTCCTGGACACACCCTTACAATAAGCCAGTATTAACACATCACAACTCATACAATGGAGAGCCAATTGGTAGAGTAATAGAAGCTAAATATCAAGAAAGTTCACAGGCTGGACCACCTGTTATAGTCTTAACTGTTGAGATAACAGATAAAGACGCTATAGAAAAGGTCAAAGATGGAAGATATGTTACTGTATCCATTGGTGGTAGTGCAGAACATGCATACTGCAGTATATGTGGTAATGACTGGTTGGAAGAAGGAAGATGTGAGCACTGGCCAGGCTATGAATATGATGGGAAGACAGCAACACTTGAGATGGCTGATTTAACTTTTGTTGAAGTTTCATTTGTTAACGTGCCGGCAGACAGCTATGCAAAGATAATAGATGTCGAAGAATCACAGGGTGCAAAAACAACAGAAGAATTTTATATAACAACAAATGGGAAAGCTGTTGAAGAAAATATGCAAGGAGGTAAAGAAATGGATTTAAAAGAATTACAGTCTAAATATGACAAACTAAATGAGTCATATAAAACTAAAGAAGAAAGAGTAACTCTTTTAGAAAAACAAGTTGAAAACATCGAAAATGAAAGAGATGCAGCCTTAGAAGAAAGCAAAACTTTATCGGAGAAAAATAGTAATCTTGAGATTAAGCTTACAAATTTAGAAAAGGAACTTGACGACCTTACTGCTGAAAATGCTGAGTTGAAAGACAAACAGCATAAGATTTTAGCTGAGAAAGTTGTTCAGAAAAAAATCGAGATGAATAAGCTGAAAGAAGAAGAGCTTGAAGATGCTATTGAGGAGCATGTAGGTAGAAAAGAAGAGTCTTTAAAGGATACTCTAAAAGATTTGGAAAAAGAAGCTGAAATGCTTGCTGAAGAGTCTGAAGGAGAAACAGAAATTACAGAACCCGGCGAGCCAACTGACAAAGAAGGCCTACACAATGCTGAGGGTGAAGAGAACGTAGAGACTGTTGAAGAAAACGAAGATTTAGACGATAAGTTCGACATTAACGAAGAGCTAAAAAACTTATAATAATTTAAAAAAATACTAAAAGAAAGCAAGGAGGAAATTTAATAATGGCATTATATAACATGAATCCTGAACCTTCCATTATTGAAAGTAACGCAGACGAGTATAACAGAACTCAGACTAATTTAATCAAGGATGAGGGGGATGCTCCTTCTGGAAGAAAGGCAGTTGACCCAAGACTAGAAAAGAAATTCAAGTTCCACTTCGGTGGACAGAACGGATGGGTAGTTATTCCTAAAGGTCGTATCGTAGCGATTGACCCTGACTTTGAAAGAAAGTCATTTGACGATGAAATGTACTATAACGTAGCTACATTAGCTAACGGTGGTAAAAAAGTAACAGAAGCTAATCCTGATGGAGAAGATTATGTGAGAGCAGCCAACAAACCTGCTGGTGTATCCACAGTTAACGTATATGAGGATATAGATGACAGCTTTAGAGGTAATGTTCCAGTTTACTACACAAGAAGCAATATTAACTTACCATACTTTGCTCTTAAAGCAGATGCTGAAAAGACAGAGTGGGGTAGTGTTTACGGTCCATTGAAGCCAGGAGATAAAGTTATGGCTGATGAGAATGGCCGTTTTGTTAAATGGAAAGAAGGTAAATTAAAAACTGAAGTAAAAACTTCTGACGCTTCAGGTATTGTTGACTTAGATGTTGCAATTTTCCCTGGAGAAGCTGCAGAAGATTTTGCAGTTGTTACAACAGCTGACGGTACAGCAGTTACAGTTACAGCAGTAGACCACAAAGCTGGTCAAGTTACTGTTGACGCTACTGATACTGAAGTTGAAGTAACTTACCGCTCCGTATTATCCAACGCTGAGCAGATTGTTGGACAGGTACAGAACCTAAACGCTCATGTAAATGACGGTATGGTTAACTATGCTGGCTGGTTAAAGTGGGTTATGCCAGAAGGTAAATATGTAGATGCTTCCGGATATCGTCCAGAAGATTTATCTGCTGACGGCCATCCTTATGACCCTCAGTACTTTGAAGGTTTCGACGACAAGACTATGGCTCCTACAGGAATCCCTGGTCTAACAGATGGTTATAACATCACAGTTCCTTATGCTGACAAGCCTCTAGGAACAATCCCTGAAAACATGGCAGAGGGCGAAAGCTTTAACTTCCGTGTGCTACCTACTGAAACTCCTATTTTAAGAGAAACAGTAGTAGTTAAATTCGACGGTGTAGATGTTACTGCAGATGTAGTTGAGCACATTGATGCTGATGCTGGTTTAATTATGATTAAACTTGATGCAGCTAACGCTACAGCAGCTGGAGAAACTGTTGAAGTAACAGTTGACTTCTCTGCTAAACAGCAGCTTGCAGGTCTACCAAGTCAGTATGATTTCTCTGGAGTATATGGAGACGCAGACATTTTACTACAGCTTTAATAAATAAAAAATATTGAGCCTTCTGAAAAACGGAGGCTCTTACAAAAATTTTAAGGAGGAACAAAAATAATGGGAAAAACAAATAATTTCCGTGAATTCTGCGCTAAGGCAGATTCCAAAAAAGCGAAAAAAGCCATTGAATTTGTAAAAAAATATACACCTTTAATGAGTGAAGGTGACATGAGTAATTTTGACTTAGGCGAAAGCCCAAAGGGTGTTAAAGAAGCACTATCTACTTCTGATGCTGCTGTTTTAATGACAAAAGTAATGGAAGGAACAATGGAAAAGGCTGCAGAGCCACTCTATATCGGTTCTAAGTTCTTCAAAAAGATTAACCTTGATAGTGGAAACAGAATCGTATTTCCTGCAATCGGAGCTTTAAGAGCTCACGAAATGGGTGAAGGTGAATCCTACAGACAGGAATCTTTAGACATCATGCTCAAAGAGCGTGCTACTGAGGTTACTGTTACAAAGAAAGGTGTAATGGTAGGAATCACCGAAGAAATGATTGACGATTCTCAGTGGGAAGTTATCGGACTTCACGTTGAGGCAGCTGGACGTGCACTAGCCAGACTTAAAGAAGAGTTAATCTTTAAGGCTATGACCAAGCACGGATGGACAACTTTCGACAACGATAGAAGAGAAAAGTATCCTGAAGCTGGAACTACTGGTTTAGATGAGTATGGTAATCTAAACAATACATTAAGCACAGAGGATATGTTCGATATCGTTCTTGCTCTAATGAACAACGAGTATATGCCAACTGATATTTTAGTACATCCGCTGACATGGGGTGTTTTTGCTAAGAATGGTCTTATCGATTTATTCAGTAAGCCTGCTTTAGGTGGAGACGCTAGTATTGGTACTATCGATAGAGATGCAACTAAGGGTAGATTACCTTTCAGTTTAAATATTACTGCTTCACCATTTATTCCTTTCAACCAGGTGGACAAAACTTTCGATATGTACGCAATCGACAGAAACAATGTTGGTGTAATCGTACAGCGTGAAGATATGACAACTGACCAGTTTACTGACCCATATAAAGATATCTATAACTTAAAGTTCAAAGAGCGTTATGGACTGGGCATACTTGATGAAGGTAAAGCTATCAGTGTAGCTAAGAATATTGCTCTTGATACAACTTACGAAAAGCCACAGCTTGTTCGTACTTTAGATGTAACTCAGAACTAGAAATAAATAACAACTAAATAGGGGCTTTTAACTTAAGCCCCTATTATTTTATCAAATTTACGGGGGGTAAAAAATGTATAAAGTAACTTTAAATAAAGGAACATCTTATTTTGACCCAAAGACAAATACAAGCTTAAAGCTCAGCAAAAAGACAAGAACTTTTAGCGATGAAGAGCTTGAAAGACTTGATATGGAAAATATTGAGTTTGCTATAAATGTAAATGTACTTAAAAAAACTGAAGTAGATGCAGAAGAAGTAGTGCAGGAAGAAACAAATGAAGTTAAACAGGAAGTAACTGAAGAACCTGTGAAGGAAGAAACAGAAGAAGTTTTGCAGGAAGAAGAGTTGGCTTTAGAAGAGTTTACTGACGATGGTGACCCTAGATGTCAGGAGATTACAGGCTCTGGAAGCCAGTGCAAAAACGCTGCTAAATACCCTGAAGAGGACCCAAAATACTGCGGAACACATAAAAAAGACGAAGAGTAGGTGGTTAAATGCCAAATCTAGCCTATTCGACACTATTTGTAGAGAGTATTGAACCAGAAAACAAAGCTCAAAATGTTGATGTAGGCACTGATATAAAGATAATTTTCTCTGACGATGTCGATAGGGCAACTTTAAACCAAAGGACTGTAATATTCTCAAGCTCTTTAGATTACCTGAAGGTAAATCTTGATTATGATAGCGAAAAGAGAATGCTTACAGTAAGTCCGGATAATAGATTAATTTCTGGCGAAGAGTATACTTTAAAGCTTGATTCTGAGATACAAAATATTTCAGGTGAGAGTTTAGAAAAAGATAAGTTCTTTGAATTTAAAACAAACGACCTGGATATTTTAAAATCTCCAGAAATTATAAAGCCCTTAAATCAATCCATAGTAAATAATCCAGATGTAGTCTGGAAAAAAACAGACCTTGCTGAAGCTTATGGAGTAGAGATTGCCGAAGACCCTAACTTCAAAAGACTTGTTTATTCAAATAATTTTATTAATGATTACCAAATAATTATTGATTCAGACAAAGAAAGAGTTGGCATAACTCCTAAGAATCTTGAATTCGATAAAGAGTATTTCCTAAGAGTTAGAGCGCTTGATGTAATCTATGATACGGCAAATATAGAGACTGAAATAGAAAAAGGTGATATCTACTATTACGAGGATACAAAAAGAAAAGTTGTAATAGATGATAAGTACACACCTGTAGAAACAATCAATTCGGTCACAGCATTTGATGAGCTAAACAATGCTTATAATCTAAAGCCTGAAAATTTCGAAATAGGCCCACAGATGGAAAGCATCCTGATAGATGCAGGCAATATAAAGCTAGAGTCAGTTCTGGTTGATATGGATTATGGAATTAAAAAAGACAACAGCAGCTGGTCTGAGACAGTTTCATTCTACTACGAGAAAAAGATAGAGGAAGATTTTAAAAATTCCATACTAAGCTCTCTCGAAGGTATGTCAGTTGGAGACGTAGAGATAGTATCACCTAAAAGCCTTGTAAATGTAAAGACCGACATAAGTGAAATAAAATTTAAGGTTTATGGTGCAGAAAGTATTGAAGATATTTCAGTTGAGCTTGATGGTCTTGCTATAAATGACATTCCATATATAGAAGGACACGGAGAAGTTTCAGGCACTTTAAGCCTCTTAAGCAGAGAAGATAATTATCTAAGTTTGAGTTATTCAGTGCCAGAACTTTTTGAGAATAATGAATACACACTAAAAGTAAATGCTTTAGGTAATGAACAAACATTTAAATTGATATCTAAAATAAGCCCTGCACTTACAACCATAAAGATTATAAAAAACAGTAATGTCGGGTCCTTTTTAAAAGATATAAATGATGAAATTGTACTCTACAGCATTTATGATAACTCAGTGCTTGCTATTGATATAGCAGAATCAAGTGGGAACGAAATAGATATTGATAAACCCTCTTTTGAGGCAGTTAAATATACGACATTAAAGTCCGAGCTTGACCTCTTGTATGCTTTGTATCTCCAAAAAACAAGTACAAAGTCAACAACACTTGGAGACTTTTCAGTTGATGCCTTTAAGTTTGAGGAGATAAGCCCAATACTTGATGAACTAAGAGAGCAGATAGACTACTGGGAAGGTGTCTTAAGAGGAAATGAAAGCAGTTTTGCCAGTCCTCTAAGTGTAACAAAATCAGAAGGCACATATTCTCTAAGCGATAGAACTTTCTAGGTGGTGGTTAATTTGAGCTTTACAAAAAATGAATTTGACAGATTTTCAGAAAAGCACGGAACTCTAAGACTTGTAGGGCATACTAAAAGAAAAAACCACTGCACCTGCTTTGATGGAGAAAATGCAGACCCTAAATGTCATAAATGTTTTGGTACCGGCTGGAAGTATGACTGGTTTTTAACAAAAGCAAGAAGAAGCCAGGGCTCAACAGGTATATCAGCATCAAATGACAAGATAGATTTTAGGCTTCCGTTTGATATAAGCACTTTAAATTTTAAATATTATTTTAAAACAGAATGTGACGTAAGTTCTTATGACTTCATTATAGAGTTTATGAACAGCGAAGGCAGAGATAAGTACCCATTATATTTTATCAAAAATGACAAACTTAATGAGGGTGATGGAGGAACAGCTGCATTCAAGTCATTTATAGCCAATAAAGTCCTCGTAGAACAGGATGTAATGCAAAAAGCCCTAAGAAATATAACTTCAAAAGACTTAGGGAGGGTTTAATAAATGGCTAAAAATTACAGAAATTACTACAGTCGCTCGGTTGTTTTGATTGGAGAATCTCAAAAAGGAGAGGTCCTTGAGCCTGTATTTATAGAATCAATAGAAGACGCATACGATATTTTCGGTGGTGGAGAGCTTGTAGAATCCGCCAGAGAGATTATGAATGCCGGCACTGAGTATATATACCTAATCAGAATAGACCCCGAAAACGAATACGAAAGATACTACGATTTAATAAATGCATACTTTGTTTTAGAGAGCATGGGAGATGTAGATGTCATCCTGCCTCTTGGAATATCGCTTACTGATAAGATAGTTGAATATCCAAACATCTTTAATTACAAAGAGGAATTTTCCTACAACGGTGACCTGATGTTTGAAACAGAGAGAATAATGGAGTCAATCAACTACGTCAAAGTAAAAGGAGAAAAAACAAAGTTTTACTCTTTAAGAGATAGCGGAGTAAATGGTAACTTTGATGCTGTTATTTTAAGCAGAGAGGACTTTGATTTAGATAGAGGAGACACCATAACTATAGATTACAACTGTATAAAGAATCTAGAGATTGAGTTTGAGATTTTAAAGTTTTTAAACGGAAGAATAGAAAACAGCATAACCCTTAATAAAAACATCAATGTTGATATTAAAAACAGTGTCCTAACAGAAAAGAAGGCCAAAGAGTTCTTCTACGGTGATGAGGAGGCTGTTTATATAGCAAGATGTAAGAATGAAGCCTTTAATGTCTACACTCAAAAAGATGGAGAAGGTCTTGTTTATGCTGAATTTGACTACCAAAAATATATCTCAGATAACACAGAGTATAAATATTTTGTAGAGAAACTGGCACAAATTGCAGAGCTTACAAATTCGGTTGGGGTTATTAAAAAATCAAGCAAAGATTACCTGACTATGTCAGAAAATATACTTGACATTAAGGCTATGTTAAACGAGAGAAGAAACTACGGCAAAAATGTAGTTGCAATAGCATCTGATTGTTTATGCCGTATCAACTCAAGCAGCTATAAAACAGGCTACGAAAAAGCTTTTACGGGTATCCTTGGTAGCTTCCCAAGCAGCATAAGTCCTACAAACAAAAACTCAGAGATTGTTGTTGAGGTAAAGGATGAGTTTAGCAACTTAGAAATTAAAAAGCTGACAGAAGATGGTTATACTTTTGCTTACAACTCAATCAGGAATGGAATTGTCCCATATAAAGCTGTCACATTATCGGAGACTACAGAATTTAAGTCGCTAAAAAATGTGAGAGTTGTTAAAGAAGTGCAGAAAAGACTGAAGGAAATAACCGATGTCTTCATCGGCAGGGGCAACATTAATATACAGTCAAAGCTTTACTCAAAATCAGTAGAGCTTCTGGATAACCTTGTGATAGAGGGAAAGATTGATGATTACAGCTTCAAGATAGTAAATGCAACAACAAGCTATATCAAAACAGAAGTTGAGTTAAAGCTTATCAATGAAGTAAAAACTCTCAAAGCAGGAATAGTATCCGGGAGTTAAAGGTGGTGAGTAAGTGACTACAGAGATTAAAGAAGGAACAACAGTTAAGCATTTTTTAAGTCAAATAAACAGTATAGGAAAGAAAATAAATCAGGATTTTACTTTTTATCCCGAGACATCAATCTACCTAATAGAAGATATAAGCTTTCCCTGTATAACCTACAGGATAAAAGAGAGAAAGCCATATCAGGGCCATAAGCCTAGAAGAAAAGATAGCTACCCTGATAAAAATGATAAGGATAACACAGTGCTTAAATACTCTCAGATGTTTGCAGGAACAATAGAATTTGCTATTTGGGGCAAAGACTATAAGACTGTCGATGATAAAAGAGAGTGGTTTGAGAAGTTTATGCTCAGATATACAGATAAGTTTAGGGAAGAGGGGATGCTTGAAGTTATATTTCAAGAACAGCTTGAGGATAAGATAGTAGAGGTTAAAGACAATAATTTTATAAAACAACCACTTCATTACTATTTTAGAAATGAGAGGGTTTTAGAATTACCAGTTGAAAATATCAGCTCTATTGATACAGCAGTAAACGATAGTGTTGATAATTATCAATATATAAAAGACAGAATAAAGTAATTAAAATTCAGTAAGGAGGAATAAAATGCCTGGAACCGGAATTTATCCCGATTTTTACAATAACCTACCTGGTAGTGTTATGGAATTAAGAGACGGGATTAAAAACATGCAAAACAACAGTCTTAGTGGCAAGAACGTGTACTTAATTGGTACAGCAATCGATGGACCTGTTTTAGAGCCAATCAGTCCAGAATCCTTTAACGATGGTGAAAAAACATTCGGTCGCTATTATGACAAGGCAACAAAAACTTATAATGGTGCTAGTTTGATGAAAGGTTATGAAAGAGCTTTAAGAGCGGGTGCTACAAACGTAACTCTCTTAAGAGTATCTGGAAGTCATGCATCAGCTTCTATCAAAATGAACGAGGAGCTTAAGACAAAAACTTATCAGGCTAGAGAATATGCGGGTAAGTATGCAGGGAATGTTGAGCAGACATTTGATTTAGAGCTTGTTGTAAAAGAGGGCTTTGATGATGTTTATGCTAACGATGTTTCAGTATATGCAGATGGAGCAATGCTTAATTCATACAAGTACACTGTAAACAGCAATGCTGGTACAGTAACACTTCATGAAGATGCAGCAAACTCTGGTGCAGTTATTGATATTTATTACAAAGAAGTAGATGTAAATATCTATAATGTAACAGCTGCCACTCCAGAAGATATGACTGGAGAGGGTGTTCAGTTTAAGCTTGACAATGAAAACTTAATCGAAGGAAGCGATATTTTAACCTGGAGCGACACTGGTGTCTTAGAAGAGCCAGCTTACAGCATTGACTATCAGGCTGGTATTGTAACATTTGAAAGAGCTATCGAAGAAACAGAAACTATCGAATTCGAGTATGACTGGAAGGATTTAACAGAAGAAGAAGCTCAGGCTTCATTTGATGCAGAAGGAAGCGACTTCTTTGTTGACCTAGAACATACAGCTGACGCTTCTAAAGCTATGGTTGTTACAGTCGGAGGAATTGAGGTAGACCCAGTACATTACAACGTAAACTACACAAGCTATGACACATCCAGAGTCTTTATTGATGCTGGTGTAGGAGAGCTTAATGAAGATGTTTATGTTAAGTACTACTACTCTAAAGAAGAGTTAATTCAGCCAGAAATAGAAGCAGAAAGTGTTTACGGAGGTAACCTATACAACAAGGTTAAATTCGAGATGCAGGATGTTTTATATGAGGATGAATTAGGAAACAAAACTGAGTCAGTTGAGGCTGGTGAAGAGTTGAATGTTATCTCTTCTACAAAAGCAAGACTTAACAATGAATACATTGTTCCAAATGACGCTTTTGGAATAACTATCACAAGAACTGATGCTTCAGAAAGCACCTTAACAGTAGCCAACGGCGATATCAGTGTTAACTGGGCAAATGGTATTATCACAATTTTAGACAATGCCTTAGCTTTTAGACCTGATGATATTTCAGCAACAGCTGATGCTTACGAATATTACAATGTAAGTTCAAAGGTATTAAAGCTTTATAAGCCTGAAGAAAAGAGAATCGAAACAGAGGATTTAGTTATTGAATTCCCTGTTGGAGATGTAATTAACACTCTAGGTGAACTGGTTGCAGCTGTAAACGCTCATCCTTCAAACAATGTTGTAAGATTAAGCATTCCTGAAGAGTATGTAGCTATTTCAGCAATGAACCTAAAAACACCTGATGTCAAAATCAATGCAGAAGGTAATACAGCTAGAACAGCAACTTACTTAAGCAAAGGTAAAGACGGCATCAACATCACAAAAGAAGAAATCTACGAGCTTTTAGGAGGCTCTGAAGAGAGACCTGGAGCTTACGATATCCTCTTAGAAGATGAAGAAGCTGACATTGTTGTTCCATTGGGCGTTTATGCAGATGATATGCTTGCCAGCGAGTTTAAGAAATTCGACCAGCAGCTTGCAAACTTCTGTGCCAAGGCGTTCTTTAGAAACAATGAAATCCGAGGTATTATCGGAACTAAGCCTTTAAGCAAGCCAAGCAGAATTAATGTAATCAACAGAGTTAAAGAACTGCAGTTGCTTGATACAAACTACTTCCTGACAGATGATAACGGGAACGAAATCAGAGACAGAGAAGGAAATAAAGTTGATGTAGGTAAATTTATCTCAGTTGTAGCTCATGACTTCTTGGTTGCTGACAGCAACTTAGCTGTAGCATCACCAGAAAACGGAGCAGCATTATATGCTGGATTAGCTTCACAACTTGCAGAGACAAACTCTCCTACAAACGAGAAGGTTCCTGGAGCACGCTCAGCATACAAACTGTCAAATACACAGGCTAACCTCTTAGCAGGCAACAAACTTGTAGTATTTATGGTTAAAGGCGGAGTACCAAAAGTAGCTTCTGCTTTGACATGTGCACAGCCAAATTCAGGATGGACAAGATACTTGACAGTTGACATTGTCTTTAATGCAATCAACTTATTAAGAGATATCTATGACCCATATATCGGACAGGGTAACACAATCGAGAAGAGAAACTCTCTTGATTCCGATATTTATAATGCCCTGAAAAAGAAAAATACTATTGCAGACTTTGATTATACTTTAATTCAGAGTCCTTCAGATAAAGTAATGGGAAGAATGGTTGTCGAGCTGGATATAGTACCTATTGGAGAATTACAGAAGATTCATACAGTTGTTTCCATCAATGCTCAGCTTGACTAAGTAATATTTTAAACACAAATAAGGGAGGGGCAGCCCCCCTCTCTAAAAAGTAGAAGGAGGAAAATTATGCCTAGCTATCAGAGTTTTTCAGGTTCAGATATAACAGCGACCTTTGGCGGTCGTGTAATTGGTGAACTTTTAAGTATCAATTGGAGTGTCACTAGAGAAAAAGCTCCAAACTATACAATGGGCTTTAAAAACCCAAGAGGATTTGCTCGTGGACGCAGAGGTATTGCAGGTTCTTTGGTGTTTGGTGTTTTTGATAGAAACGCACTGCTTGCTGAAATGAGAAAGGGTGGACGTAGTTCACTTATAGATGGAGAAGCTGCAAGATACTACTCCTATAAAGCATCTTCTGAAACAGGAGAAAGATTCGTAGAACTTCCTGGTGGAAGAGACCTTTATCAGCCAGAATCATTTAACGATATGATGAGCAGAACAGCAAACAATCAGGGCTTACTAGAAGCTACTGAATTTACAAATGATGTAGAGTATGCAGACCAGCTGATGCCCTTCGACATAACAGTAAACTTCGTTAATGAGACGGGAGCAAGAGCTAAACTTACTCTTACAGATGTAGAAATTTTAAATCAGGGTATGGGTATTAGTGTTGATGATTTAGCAACAAGTCAAAACTATACATTCGTCTGCCGTGACATTCAGGAACTAACTCCTGTTGATAGAATTGGAAATCGTCAGGACAGACCAAGCACATACAATCCAGACCCATTTACAACAGTAGGATAGAAAAATAATTGACAAAACTTAAGGGTGTGAGGCGAGAGTTTCATGCCCTTTTTTTAAGAAAAGAGGTGTTTGAATGCCTACTTATCAAAGTGGATATGCAGGTACTGATATAGTCTGTGTTTTTAAATTTCCTGACTTTGTAAAAAAAGAACCCTTAGTTTTTGGAGAACTTGCAACAATAAGCTTTAGTACCTACAGGGATAAATTTCCTGTAAGAGCACTGGGCCATGTTAATGCAAAGGGCTATACAAAAGCTGGCAGAACAGTAGCCGGGTCTTTAATCTTTACGATGTTTGAAAAGTCAATAATAAATCAAATTGTAGAAGAAATATATTCAAAAAAGTTTAATATTATACCTGATGAACTGCCTGCATTTTCAATAGATATAACAATGGCTAATGAGTACGGCAACAAAACCCATATAGCATTATTTGGTGTTGAGATTGTAGAGGGAAATCAGGTCATGACAGTTGATAATCTGCAGACAAATGAGCAGTATTCTTTCGTTGCTCAAGATATTGTTTTGGTAGACTCCGAAAAAAAGCCTGGAGTTTTATCCTATTATAACCCGGTAACAGAAAGCAGAGAGGTCAATATCGATAAGGATATGACACTAAGAGAGTTGGAAAAAGAGTTCCACTACACATATCAGGTACCAGAAAATCAAAAAATTGAAGAAACAAAAGTAGCATCAAAAGTTAATGAGAACACTCCGTATGATGAAATTAGAGCAAGCAATGAAAAGAGAATAGAAGAGTTTATAGGAAATGAAGGTTTGGCAACAGTACTTGCTGCTATTAACTATGCAGAGGGTGACATAAACCATCAAAACCCTGAAAAAAGGGCCTCAGTTCCTTACGGAACAACAGGCTTTAAATCTAACGGATATAAATTTGTCCATCAGTCAAACAATGACTTTTTTAATAATGTGGTCGACAACCTAGACTTAAAAGATAATACAAATGCCTGGTTTGCCGCAAGCTCTGCAACTACTGTAACTGACTGGTGGGAAGGTTGGCTTGAGAACAACAACAGAAGCTTGAGTACCAACTTTAATGATTTGAGCGAGTCAGAACAGAAAGATTTTCTTTATTATCTTGGAAGCAATTACGCTCCTGGAGATGCTCACCATCTTAATGAGAACTGGTATCCAAACGTTATTAAATATATTTATGGGAGCTGATAATATTGCAACCACAACCAAGTGTTAATTACGAAAGATTTCCAAGTGAATACTTTTCTGGCAGTGATATCAGGGTATATTTTGAAGATGTACTAATCGATGAAATCACAGACTTACAGTTCGTGATGGAGGAAAGGGTTTTGCCGATACACGGCTATAATTCTTTTACCTACGATGCTGTAGCAAGAGGTTCAAGAATAGTGCAAGGCACATTTGCAATAAACTTCAAAGAAGCTGACTATTTAAGAAAGGCTATCAGAGAAGTTATAGAAGATAAAAGTGAGTTTGATATCTCTCAAAACTATATAGCAAAAGAGCAGGATGTAAATGAGGGTTATTTAGAAAATGAGCTTGAAGAAAGAGATAAGCTTTATGAATATCTTGAAAGAGGCTGGAGCACCAAATTCGACAGGATGGCCACAGAATATGAAGATAAAATCTGGGGCGGAGTCAATAAGAATATAAACTACAGCAGAGATAATAAAGCTTTTTTTCAGTCAAAAGATAATTCAGATGAAACCTTTGATATTCTAATTACTTACGGTCCTTACAGCAAAGATAGACTCTATGCTAAAGAGGGTTTTGGCAATGAGAAAGAATTAAACTATTACCAAAATGTTAATAACGGCACAGTCCGTTCAATAAATAATATACAGATAACAGGCTTATCACAGGTCATTGATGGCAGTGGTAAACCAATCAAAGAAGTTTATAATTTTCTAGCACAAGATTTAGATAGAGCATAAAAATATTACATAACCTTAAGGGGGTTATATTAATGGCAAAAGAACAATTCAACAATCAGATGGAAAAAGGAACAGAAAAGGTATTTGAGGGTGGCCCAACAAAAGACGCTGTAGAAAACTGGAAAAACCAATTCGGTGGAGATATTTATATGACAGAATTCGACACAGAGACTTTTATCTGGAGACCAATCTCAAGACTAGAATTTAAAAAGATTGTTAATGCAGAAGGCAATCAGGACGATTTCTATAGAGAAGAAAGGGTAACAGAGCTGTGTGTATTATGGCCAGAAAATTACAGCCATGATGATATTATTGACGGCAAAGCTGGTGTTCCTGCTGTTTTAGCAGACCAGATTATGAATAAATCAGGCTTCTTACCAACAACAGGAGCTAAAAAGCTGTAAAGAGGGGATTTAATATGCTAAAAAAAATTAAGAGATTTTTAAAATCTTTAATAAAAGATGACGGCATAAAACCTCAAAAAACTGAAAGTAGTTCTCTTCTTGAAAGTAAGACGAAAATAGTAGAGCTTAAAAGAGAGCATAAAGATATTTTTGTAATAAACATCAAAGGGCTTGAATTTGTTTTCAGGCCCCTTACAAAATTTGAATATTTTGAGTATATTTTAAATAATCCAGGTGTTAAAGAAGTTTGTCTTGCAGAGAAAATATCGGAAATCTGTGTATTATATCCAAGGGATTACGATTTCAAAAATCCGGACTATGCAGGGATTCCTGATGTGCTATTTAAGGAAATAAAAGAGGTATCTGGTTTTACAAATAACGACCTTTTAAAAGCAAAAGCAAATGAGTATCGTTCCGTGATAGCAAATGATTTTGACAAACAAATGGAAAACATTATAATAACAGCCTTTCCTCATGTAACTTTAGAAGAGATTAGGGGCTGGGACATGTATAAACTTTTAGATTATTTTACTAGGGCTGAATGGATTATCCAGAATTTAATGCCTATGCACCAGCTTCCACATCAGCAAAGCGATGAGGTTCAAGAGCCGCAAAACAGAGGCTCCTCATTTTTCGGACAAAGATAGAGGTGAAATAGATGGCTGCAAACAGATACATAGAGAGGTATAAAAAAGGCCTCCAGCAAAGAGAAGAAAAAAGACAGTCTAAAATGGCCTGGTCTAAAACAAATAAATTTCTAACAGGTGCAGCCGCAATTACAGCAGGTGCATTTGCAGCCCACACACTTCACCCCAAAGGTATAATAGGAGCTTTAGAGAGTGTAGCAAAGCCCACAAATGCTGCCTTTGGAGCCTTCAAAAGCACAATGGATAGATATGTGTCAGGTTCCGGGCACGGAGTTTTAAAGGGTGTTGATACAGCTATAAACGCTGTTGATGTATTTAATAATCCAAAGGGTGCAGTAGACCATTTTAGAAGTACATATAAAAGTATTGCAAAAAGAACAGACGACTTACATATAGATATTTTAAGAAAACAGAAAACAAATGTTATTGACGGAATTAAAAAGGCATTAAAAAGAGATGCTATCAGCACTCAGGCAAATAAGAATTTAAATAAATTTATCGAAGATAATGAAGGCGACTTAGCCAAAATAGCCTCTGATTTTCAGAAAAAAAACCAGTACAGACTTTCAAAGCTAAGTTCTGGCGATAAAAAAGAAGTTAACTATGCACTTGCAAAATTAGACTCATTTAATGAAGCTAATAAAGAAATTAGAGATAGTGCACAAAAAATGATATTTGACAGTATATCAGGGGCTTCAGAGGCCAGACCAAAGAATGTAGATAATATTCAGGCAGATGCCTTAAAGAAAATGATGGATGAGATTGTAGAAAACCAGCAGTCCCAGAGTTCATTTATAAAGAAAAAGTTTAATAATATTTTTGGATACAAAAACGCAACGGTGGATGACCTTTTAAATTATGGTGACGACTTTTTAGATGATGAGAGCAGAAAGTTTTTAAACACTTTAAAGATAAACCACGGTGCTGACTTTAAAAAGTTTGTAGTAGATGACAGCCTATACATGTACAAAGGTAAGGTTGTTGATTCCAGAAACTTCAAAAAGCTTGGCAGAAATATTCGCTCAGGATTTTCTGGTGGTATTTTAGGTCACTTAACTTACCAGAGAGACTTAATGGCCATGAATGATTTCTCTAAGAGAGCTGGAACACTGATTCGTTCAGGCTACAATGTACCAACACTTGAAGGATATGGAGTTTTAGGAAAAGACGGAGTTTTAAAAGAGTCATTAATTTCTGTTGGAGATAACATATACAGACTAAATGATATGTCAAAACCTCTGGCTGAAGGCTTCCACCTAGCTTCAGGAAGGTACGGTTCTACTAAGAGATTAGTGTCAAGTATGTCTGGAGTTAACGCTCCTGACTGGAGTAATGAAAGGACATACAATTGGCTTTTAGATGTAGGGGGCAAGAGACAGCCGGGGCTTTTAACAAAGTTTAAATCTATTTTTACAAAATCTAAAGACCCACTATATTTCAAAAATGAAATGAACAGGCTCTTTACAGTAACAGAAGATATGGCTCAAAAAATACAGTCCGGCACAGCATCATCTGTTCTACCGGAAATAGATTACAGAATGATGAAAGACCTAGAACAGTATATGAGACATCAATCATCAGGCTTTGGTCATGAGATGTTAGAAAAGGTCCTTCGTGATTTAGATGGTACAGAAATCAGCTCAAAACTAAAGGGATTAAAATTTGATACAGAAGACGACCTTGTTGAATCATATATTAAAGTTACAAAAGAGCATCTTGGTAAACAAGGCGCTAAGATGCCAGATGATACATCTCTTAGGGCAAGGGCTTATAATATTCTTAATACATCAACTCAGAGAAAAAATAAAAGAATATTTGCCGGAAACAAACTGAACGAAGGTAAAGACAGGCTCTTAAGAGATATCTCAGAGAAGGTAACTAATCTAAGGGGTAGTGACAGAACCCTAGAGATTGCAGAATCAATGTATAAAAATAAGGAGATATCAGGAGCCCAATTTGTTGAAATAAATAAATCAGTTGCAAGCTTTAAAATAAGCGGCTCTATGGACGGCTCATCATTTGATGGGGCTGAAATTACTAAGATTCTAGCAGGTAAAAAAGACCCTTATGTACGGCTTGCTATTGAAGATTCAATAAAAGAAACACACCCTGCTTTTGGCTTCGGAAGGGTTAAGGAATTCCAAGAAAACTTCCACGGAGATGTACTTCCGGTAAAGAAGTTCAACCCTAAGATTTTAAACGACTGGAAGTCAGTTATAACCGGCGGTCGCAATGACATGTCCAAAGTTAATAAGGGAACCCTTTTAACTTACGGTATGATGCACAGACTAAATGATATGGTAAGGCATTTTGATTTTATGCCTCTTGCTATGTCAGATGACAGTATGGGCTCACCTTTATCAACATTTGGCAACATTATGGCTAAAAGAGTTATGCCGATTTACGCTGGTGTTACAGCCTTAAAATATACAAGCGATTACTGGTCTGAAATATCAGGTAGTGGATACACACTAGAACAGCACAAAGAAAGAGCAAAGGCAAATGCAACCTTAAGACTTTCAAAGTTTAAAGATGCAACAGGCCTTACAAGTGCTTTCAAATTTTTTGATAGGGTAACTCCGGGAAATGAAGGTATAAAGGCAAGTGTTAATAAGCTTCCTTTCATGGGACCTTTAGCTCCTTTAACAATAGGTATGGAAGCCCTAAATTCTGTCGGAACATTCAGCGGCAGAACTGAAAAAGAGTGGGTAGATTACTTCAATACAGGAGAGGACCCTGTCAGAAAGGGTAGGTACTGGATATTAGGTTCAACTCCATGGATGGGTGAAAGTATAGACCACTACGAGCCAAATAGCTATAGACAGGCTATGAGTCAGTGGGAATATACAGATACAGTTTACGGCTCAAGAGAAAATTACTGGGCTCACAGCTGGATGCCTACTCCAACAGAACCTCTGGCACCAGTTAAACGTTTTGTGACGGACAGGTACTGGTTTGAAAAGATGCACTTAAAAGACAGACCATACCCTCTAACAGGAGAAATGTTTGACCCTAATACACTGTGGGGCACACTCTTAAATCCAACAATAGGCAGGATATTAAAACCACAAATTAAACTGTCTGCAGGTGCAACAGATGAAGACTTAGAAAGAATAGAGAAAAATAATGCTTATGCCAAAGATGTAATAGCCAGATTTTCAGGTGGAGATTTGCAGCTTTCAACATATATACCTAAATATACAATGTCAACAAATGTTGGCGTTGCCACAGGTGGAGGAAGAATAGGTTCTGGTAATGTCATAATAAATGGTGTTGCAGGCAATAAGGAAAATGCAAATGCAGTTGGTGTTCAAGGTGGTGGTCCGGGAGGTTCAGGAGCTGCTATTAGGCTTACTGAAAACCCTGAAAGCAGTGGCCTTGTAGTAAACGGCCAGAACTACTCACTAAAAGATTTAAAGAATATAAACCAATCAATTATAGATAAATCAGGTAAGATAAGCAGGATAAACAAAAAGAGCATTTTAAATACAGGATTTACAATGTCATATTACGAGCCGAGAGAAGAAGGCGAACTTGCTTTAGATGTGCAAAGCCCAACTGATATCGGCTACAGTATGGAAAGAACATTAGACATCTTCAAGGATATCACAGGTGCAAGAGGATTCTTAGCTTCTATGGTAACTGGAGGAGACGATTATGGTGAAGGTCAGGCTGTTTTAGCGACAGCATCTGATGCTTACGCTGCATCATCAAGGTTCTGGGATACAGGGCTTGGTGGCCGTGGTGGAGAGCTTTCAGAGATTTTCAGAAGATTTATCAACAAAAGACCTGGATTATATAAGGTAATAAACGACATACCAAATACAATGCCCGGCTGGATGCCTGATAGGTTCCGCACCGGAGACCCCTTCGTTGAGGTAAAACGCGGCGAAATAAGGCTTCCAGGAGAAGCTTACGAGTCAATGAATAAGCTCCACCCTGATGAGTACGGAAGGTATGGAGCAGTTGATAGAGCAGCCATCTTAGCTGATATAGCTCCATATTCACAGGAATATAAGCTATGGTCTAAAATAGCTTCAGAACAGAATCTCTCACAGGAGGCCAAAGAGTTCTTAGCTCAGGCTAAGGAACAAAAAGAAGAGGCAAATAAGAAATATCATATAACACCATATAAGTTTTTGGGTCAGGATATAGAGAGAGAATCAGCTGTTGTAGAAAAGTTTTTAGATTCCAGCCGCTTTACGGTTAAAGGTTCAGACAGAATATACCGCCTTGCAGGTGTTAATACCAACTTCAATGCAGAGACCGAAGAGGGCAAAAACACCCTAAACATATTAGAACAGACAATGATGCCTGGAAGCGAAATAACACTTCTAGCATCAAAAGACAGCAACCCCAACGCCTCAACTCCAGCCGTTGTCTACAGTCAGGACTCAAATGTAAATAGAAGGCTTTTAGACAGCGGAGTTCAGGCCAAAGAAGAAGATGGGGCTATTGATACTTATGTAAACTTAGGCGTAGGAGGAAGGGCTTTAGGAAGGATATGGGAAGGAGTAGCACACGCCCCAATCCCTATAGTCCATAATAAATTCTTCAATGTACGCTCACCTATGGAACACTACAAAGACTATCAAGTTTACGGCAAAGAATGGCAGTCATGGAACGAGCCAGTTGACGACCTTTTAGTACCGTCATTCCAGAGTGCCTGGGCCAGAAATCCTTTCTGGGCTACATTATCTGGTGCTACAGCAGGAGCTATAACAGGACTTCTGCTTGGAGGTCCCGGAGTTAGAAAGGCAATGAGTGGCTTCGGTGCGGTAGCTGCAGGTGTCGGTTCTATTGCTCGCTCACAGTACGAGTTGGAGACGGGTAAGGCGTGGATACCGGAAAGAAGAGAAGAAGAAAGAAAGATATGGGAATACTACGACCTCTTAAAGTTTGTTAAAAATAAGAGGCTCTATAATAAATATGTAGACGTAGCTAAAAAAGAAGAAAACGTTGATGTTGAAAAGATAATAAGTGAGATGGAAGAGATTGACGAGAGGCTAAAAAAGAAAGAAAAAATGCTTGAAGGTTTTTCCAAACACTTACTACGGTACGGCATTAGCAAAGAAGACACTGTCCAGAAACGAATAAACTCAGAGGGCAGGGTTGAATACAATTTAGTCACAGAAAAAGAGTTTATAGAATCAAAAAGAAAAGAAATACTTCAGGAATTAAGGGATACCAAAGCAGAAGAGGTGCTTGTTGGCTTGGGCCCTTATGCAAGAATGGCGGTTAAATACAGACAGGAATACCGCTCTACACTATTTGGACTTGATGGAAGTTCAACTTTCCAGCAGATGTTTTCTGCTTTTCCAAGTAAGGATAGGGAATATTTACAGCATTTCTCTAAGGTTACAGACGAAAAGGAAAGAGAAGAAATACTAAAAATTGTTCCTGACAACCAGAAGAGAGCTTACAAAATTCTATGGGGTATGGAAACAGAAAAAGAATCTCTAATAGATATGTTCGGAGAGTATGCACTGCCAGATGAAAATTGGTTTGGCTGGAGGGAAGGGGCAGACCTTGAAGATTCAATGATAAAACTCATTGAAAATAATGGTTATGACCCTAAAGATTTCGGACTCTGGAAGGATTACACTGTAGAGGAAGAGCTAACACCAGCTCCAGTTGAGTATGGTAGGCGTTTCGACAGAAAGTCATCCGGATTTATCAGAACAAGATTAGAAGAAGTATTAACAGATTATGATATCAGAGATGTGGATATTAAAATAACTCCAAGAGAAGATAACAGTATAAATATAAATTTCGATATGGTACAGGATGTAACAGGAAAAATACAGCTTGAAATACAGAGAGCACTGGGGGGCTAGTAAATGTACGATTTTGATAACATGCCGGCAGTCTCGTCGGATTACAAAGAAGAAATGTATAATAAATACGGTTTAAAGGTTACAAATAGGGTCTCTGACCCTCAGCCTTCCTTTCTCTTTCAAGTAAGCAGTCAAAGAAAGGCTAAGGCAAAGCTTGATAAAGCTGCCAATAAAGCCGTTCAGTATTCGCACAACTTTGAAGAGATAAATGCAATATATAATGACCTTGGTAAAATAAAAAATGCAATGACAGAAAATGGTGTTAAAAGAGGAACACTTGATATTTTCAAGGATGTAAATGCAGTAACTTACGGCAGGAATCCACATAAAGCTATTAGAAACTGGCAGAAGGCCATCAACACAAATTCAAAAATAATTGGTTTCGATATAGAGAGTTTAGGAGATATGAATGAAGGTAATATTTTTACACCGACAGAAATCTCCTTCTACTCTGCCACAATGAACGGTGATGAGCTTTCTAAAAGAGCCTTAGAGCGTTCATTTATTGTAGCACCAAATAGAGCTTCTGTTGATAATATCAACGAGCTATTTGATAAAGTACAGGCTTTTTACGAAAACGGCAGAACTCCAATGCTCAGCGACTCCGAAAGAAGGACTCTCGGAGATTTAATCAAATACTCAAACGGTGCAGAGTTTGTACAGAAAAATTCTATGACAGAACTAGGAAAAGCTTCTAATATGTACAAACAGTTTGTTACTGATGGAGGTCAGCTTAAAAGATTAAGCTCTGCAAGTTCAGGTAAAAAGATGCTGGCCCTAGCAAGAGAGGGTTTGGGCAACTTACAAAAATATGGTAAAGATGCAAGTAGTGTAGCTCAAAACTTAAGCTACTATCTTGCCGAACAGAATGCAAATTCAAATGCCTTCTTTATGGGTCACAATATAGAAAATTTTGATAATATAGGCCTGACAAAATTCATGCAGGCTAACGGCTTTGATAACGGATTTAAACCAAAACAGTATATAGATACACTGGATTTAGCAAACGCCTTTTATTCCACACCGCTTGACCTGCAGAAATTAAGCAGTGTAGATACAGGGCAGTTAACAAGACTTAACTCAGGTCATTTAAAAATGGAGAACCTGACCAAAGTTATGGGTTTTGGAAACTATACTCACTCAGCAGCTGATGATACAAGAAAAGCTTTTAACGTAGTCTCAAACTTATTTTTCAGCCAAGAGGGCCTCGACCACATAAATAAAAACATCTTATCTAGTGGTGGAGATTTTTCAAAGAACTTTAATATAAGCTCCCTAAAACCCGGAGACGAGCTGTTTTCTACAGCAGGGGCAATGGATACAGGTAAAGGTCCATTGAGTTTTGTTACGGCATTCAATGACGGCAAAGAAGTAGTAGATGGAAGCAAATTTTACATAAGTTCACACACAAAATACAGATTTGTAGGAAGTTTTAGGAATAAAGACTCGGTCGGAGTTAAGCTGCAGAATGCTATGACAGGGGAAAATGTCTATGTCAATAAGTCAAACGAGAAGGAATTAAGACAGTTTATCTATTCCAAATTTGACAATGCTGCAAAGTATTCAAATACCGATATGCAGAGAATGTATATGAATACCAGAAACGATATCGCTCGTTCTAAGTTCAGACAGATGACAAACAATATCAGCTTTAAAAACTACAAAAACTTACAGGCAACATTAAAGGCCTATAACTTAGAAAAAGCACAGGGAAGAAGTCTTTTAAATAACGAACTTGATGAAATATTCTCATATACAGATAAAAGCGGCTCTAAAATTATAAGGGGCAACTGGAAAGAAAACTACAGAAGAATGAGGGGCAGACTTACAAGTGATGCTCCTATACTAGACAAGCTTGTTAAGGAAGTAGAAGCACTGCATGGTGGAGATAAAGAAAACCCAAACTACTGGCCGGTGCAAAAAAGACACGCAGCAGTTGTAAATGCCTATCAGGAAATGCAAAAAGATTTTGGAAAAAATAAAGATATTATAAACCTTAAAAGCAACAAGGCTTACGGAATAGACCTTCTGGGGCCAGATGGTAGAAACACAAGAATCTCACTTGCGAGAAAATCAAATGCAAGACGTGACTTAAGAAGACTATTCAACTATACAGAGTCAACAGCAGGAAGAAACTTCAAAACAGCTGACGGATTTTTTATTGAAGTTTTAGACAGCGTAAAAGACCATGCAAGTCAGTACCAGAAGAATATGGCCAACAAAGATTATGAGGGCTTTATGTACAGGCTTGACGAAATTATAAGACCTATGGCTAAAAGTCAGGACAATGCCTTCACCCAGATAAATGCACTTTCAGACCTACTGGTTGATTATAGAGATAAAATACCGGGACTTAAAAAAAGCGTGATGGAAGTTGAGGGACTTGGAGCAAGAAATGCTTTCACAACCCAAAAGATGATGGATAATGTGGATACATATTTAAGAAAAGGTTTAGACTATGCTAGTGGAATAACCATCAATCACGGCTTTGCTAAGGGTCTTTCAGGTGGAGCTAACAACAGTGTTTTAACTACTGTAAGGGCTTTAGATGAAGCTTTGCAGAAAAACTATATGGCACTGGGAGTTAAAAAAGAATTCGTTTCAAATATACCTACAATGGAAAGCTCGCTAAATAGCACCATACGCAAATTTGGGACAGCGTTCTCAAGCAAAGGAGATATCGACTTAGGCTTTGAGCTCTTCAACACAGGTACGGTAGAAAAGCCGCAGGTATCAATGGCTATTTTCAAGCAGGGCTCAGATGATGTGCTAACACTTGATGCATTAAAAGCAAATAAAAATGCTGCTATAATAGATATACCTCTGGTTAATGCAGACCAGTATATTCATTACGGAAACCAGAAAAAAATATCACCACTTGCACTCCTTTATAGGGATAAATTCAGTGCAGGAGCCGATATAAAAACAGGAACCTCTTTCAGCTACATGATGCATGAGCTTAACGGAGAGGCCAACAGTATGATTAAGGCAGCTCAGGAAGGCGACTTTAGAAGAATAGAAATGATAGCAAACGGTAAGATACAAAAATCTTTAGGCTATCTCTCGGGCTCAAACAAGTATGTAAGAGACGCAGAGAAGATGTATTCTTCAACAGCAGAAGCCGACTTTCTTAAAAAAGGATATGTACTATTTAGAGGTGTCTTTGAAAATCAAGGCGAACAGGTAGGGCTTGATGGTGAAACATTGTACCCATCTAAAAAGTTTAACATGTTTGCTGATGGCTCAGTTCAAAAAATGATTAAAAATAAATTAGGAATTGATGCATCCTTAGAATCGACAAGAGGTGCACACGCAGTAAATCAGTTCTTTTTAAGCTCAATCGAAAACAGAAATTTTGTTAACTTCGGGATGTACAACTCTCCCGGTCGTGACAACATGATACAGATGAGAAATAAAAGAACACTTTCTAAAAAGGCTATAGAGTCAATACAGGACAATATAAATAAAGCTAAGGGTTATTCAGGACTCTCTATTGACCCCTTACTTATCACACAGTCCGAACAGTTTTTAAGAGATACTGATAATGCTTTTGCTAAATATCCAGGCGTTAATGTCAGCATAGCAAATGTTGATGAGCTTGAGGGAATAGAGAAGCTAAAAAATGCCTTTGATAAAAGCGACAAATATACTATGGAAGGTGTTTTTGGTAAATCTCCAGCTAACTTCCCTTCTTTCTGGGAAAACCAGGCTATTGTATCTCAAAGTTTTGCAGACTCGCTACATTCAGTAAACTCATATACAAAAGACTACAAGCTGTCTGATTTAGATGAAGGCTTTATTAATAAAGTTAAACGTTCACTTAAAGATGGCGGCTCAGGTTACAGAATGGGTTACATGGAGCAGATGGGTCCTGACGAGATATTTAAAAGGGTATCCAGAAAAGATGGGGTTGAACACTTCATTACAGGATTCAACATCAATGACGGCAAGATAAGCTTCAAGTTCGAAGAGAACTTCAGCACAAGGGCTGGGGTAACCAAACTATTTTTGGCTTCAGAGAAGGTTACTGTCAGAAATATTGTGCCTGATGAAATTATGAAGGCAGCATTCGGCGAAGGCGTTCATGTTGCAGGTAATATAAACCACGCAGGACATCAGGGTTATGGAGAAGTAGCAGAGGGCTTAATCAAAGAGTCGATAAATAAAATAAACCATTCAAATATAGATAGACAAATCAAACAGGAAGCTATACAGGAAGTTCAGGATATTGTAGATAGAACCTTTGGTCTGGCAACAACAATCAAAGAAGAGGGCAAAACAGGTAGCGGTAAGTTTAGACTTGTAATCAACAACAACAAAGCCGGATTCAAGCACCTGATGGTAGCCGAAGGAGGAATAGACCAGGCAAATCTAGGTCTTAAAAATATTGACCCAAGAGTTGCCAACGTAGTTAGAAACAAAGGTGCCTTAAGTATCAAAGATTTAAGAACTAACTTAAACAACATAAAATCCTTCAACCTAGGATTAAAAGATAATATCTTAAACCTAGAGGCAGTCTTAGCTCAAAACAGTGAAGACATAAACTTCATGTCAGTCGGAGGCTACGGCAAAAAAGGCGTAAAAGTAGGTCCAAGACATATCGGAGTCATGATGGACAAGGGTTACACAGAATACGCCAGATGGCTAAAAGACTCAGTTTTAGAAGAAGCAAAACAGGCAAACAGGATTTCATCACTACCTGGAACAAGAGGCTTAAATGGAGCACTTGAAGGCCAATCAAGAGCTATGGAACTGCTTGCAAGAGCAGCTCGAGGTGAAGGTGCAGTACCAGATGGTTCCAGAATAAATGAATACACAGAAGTTCTAGAAGAGTTAAGCGAGTTAAGAGAAGGTGGAACTCAGGGGCAGGAAAAAGGCCTTTTCTCTAAATCGGATTTAACAAAGACAGTTTTTGACCCCGAATACAGAAGAAGAGGGAAAAACGGCCTTTATATTTCACTGCCAGAAGAACTTGAGATAGAGTTTGGAAACGAAAAAACAGGAAGAACAAGGGTTAAATTAAACGAAATATTCCTTTCAGATACGGCAATTGAGATGTCCAAGAAAAAAAATGGAGAAGCCCTTTACTCTTTAGGAGAAATAGGTAGGGCAGAATCAGACATCTTTAATGCGATGAGGGAATATAATACAGCAGTCCAAAACTCCTCGCAACTTGCTGGAGACCTTTCAGCAAGGGAGGCTAAAGAAAAAGCTTTAAGAAGTATGAAAACAGGTATCAAAAATTACTATAACGCAATCTTCCATCAGTCTACAAGCTCTCACGGGCAAAAATATAACAGGGCATTATCGGCAAGGTTTAAAGGCTCGGGAAGGCTTAACCTGCAGATTATGTCTCCAGCTCTAGAAATTGCAGATGAGGTTAATAGAGCAAGCGGCACTACAGAAGAGAAAATATCAAAGGTAGCAAGAAAATTTGATATAGATGAAAAAGTAATAAAAAAAGCATATGCAGGGGTAAAGGGTGCTGGCTACAAAGGCCTTGACAAATCTAATGCTATTTATATCAGTCGAGATAGAGCAAAAGACATGCTTAAAGGTTTGGAAAAAACAGACAAAAAACAGTTTGACAATATAATGTCAGGACTTGAAGAAGGTAAAGGAATGCCTGGAATGATGTTCCGCTCACCTGTAATCCATACAGAGTCAGCAATGCCTGTTGAATACAGAATAGATGATGAGCTTGATTATGATACTGTTAGAATATCATCAACAATGGCAGCTGCTCAATTTGGTGATTCTGATGGTGACAGGGTATCTTTTGTAATGGCCTATAATAAACAAGGCGTCAGAACAAATGCCAAAAAAATGGAAGAAGAAGTAGCCAGAGTTGCTGATGAAATGAGAAACACTTCATACAACTCAAAAGGGCCATGGGTTAAAAGGAATATGGTAGCCCTAGAAAAAGATGTAACTTTAGGTAAGAAGAATTATGTAGATTCAGTATTTGAAACAATAGAATCAAATTCAGACTTTAAGGGCAAACTTGATGTCTGGGATACAAGGCAAATGACAAAATCAGAGCTTGAAAATTATGCAACAAGGCTTTCTAAAGCTAAACTTACAAATGCAACTTATACAGGTATGATTAATAACCTGACAGATGAAATCAAAAGACTTGGTAAGGGTTATGCAACATCCGACAAAGAGCTTGTTAATTTTGCTTCTGGGCTTGGATTAATCACTCAGGAAGCTGTATCGGGTAAACACTCAATGACTAAAAAGTCCGGCTCATCAGTATCAACAGACCAGATTATAAAATGGGTTAGAGAAGGTAAGTTCAGCAACTTTGAAGGCATGATGGACCTATCACCAGAAGAGATACAGGCGATGAACGATGTCCACTTTAGAATGAGAAAAGATGCAAATAATCCGCTTGAAAATGTGGCAAACAAGATATTTTTAAGTGAGAAAGTTGCAAGAGAAGTTAACGTTGCAGATTATTCCATGATAAAAGATACAATGGTAGATAGTTTAGAAAAAGAAATGGCAAGTGTTTATACAACTGGCCCGGGCAGAAATATCTACAAGGGCAATCAAAACTTATCAAAAAATGCTGGTCATATAGCTGAAAACGGAATCAACTATACAGGCAATGCAGCTTCGGAATTTTTAAAGGTAGCAAATACCAAAACTGCAGCAATTATGTCATCAGAAGTAGCACAGCATAAGGCTTTCGGTCCTATGGCGGCCGCAGGATTAGCTATAGGTGGAGCTATAATGGGTGCTGGAGCTGCAATGAGCACACAGCCTCTACCTATGGACTACATGAATAATCCGGCAATGAATGCCGTTTCTGGTGCAGGCTCAAGACAGCCCATGATGGATATGAACAGCATCCAGAATATAGTAAATAATCAGGGTATGGATATCATAATTAATGGAAACACAACAATAGATAAAGATGTAAACGAATTGGCAGGAGTTGTATCACAAAGCGTAGGTTCTGCAATGAATATACCGGTTAACATAAATGTCAACGCCAGTGATAATCGAGGTTCAATAAACCAAAGCTGGATAGAAGATAGAATTCTTGCTGCACTTGAATAGGGGTGTTTTTTATGGCAAAGTACAATTACGCAACAACTAAAAATATAATAATGAAAGAAAATCTTCAGTCAAAGCCTGTTAAAGCAAAAGTCGTAAGAGTTCAGGATGGTGACACTATATATGTTACCAGTTCAGACCCTATATTTAAGGGTACTGAAAAAGAATTTGATGGCACTTATTCAATAAGACTCTCGGGTGTTCAGGCTCCCGAGGGCACATCTTTCTGGGATATGGAAGATGATAAGTCTGGCTTAAGAGATTATGATGATTATAGGTACACAGGTTATGAAGAAAAAGATGAGTTTTCCGAAGAGTCCTTCCTTTTTATGAAAGACTTACTTTTAGGTAAGGAAGTAATACTTGATTTAAGGACTAAAGAAAACGGGAGCTTGATAACAGGAAGGTTTTCACGGCCGATAGCAATTATCTTTGCTAAAATGGGAGAAGAATATGTAAATGCCAACGTTTCTCTTTTAACAAACTCTCTCGGGACACCTTATTATGTTGAAGCTATGAACTTAAGTGACAGCGAGAAAAAAGAGTGGTCTAACCTATCTATTATAGCAGATATGCTGAAGATGGAAGAAGAAACAGAAAAGATTGAAGAGGACTTAGATGAGTTTGTAGGTTCTTTTGACCCTGAAACAAACATCAAAATAGGTGACAGCATTCTTCCGATACCTCCTGAAGCTATTGTGGTAAACGACATAAATGAAGTCAATCCAACATCAGTCATTCGTGGTGGAAGCACTTTAATGTCCTCAACAGGCCACAGGCAAAAACAGGTACAGATGGAGTTTTATTTCGACAGCAACAAAAGAACAAAAGAACTTATAAAGGGAAGAACCTATGAAGGTGACCAGATTAACGGCTTTCCTAAATTAGCTGCCGGTAAAAGCGCAGTTATCATGCAGGATGGAGAGGAATTTAGACCAGTATATTACATAAACGGATTGAGGCCTTTAATGGCCCAATTTAAATTGACACCTTTTTTACCTATAGAAAATGAATACCTAAACAAAACTCATGATATCTCAGCTTTAACACTTCAAAACCTATCAATCAGTAATGTTGAGGGATTTCCGGGACTTGTTAAGGCTACATTAATAGCACTGGAGTTTAATCATGAAGCTTACATAAATATGGTTGGACCTTTTAAAGATGTCTTCGACTGGGGTTTATTTAGATTTTACTACCAGAGACTTATAGATGGTACCGGAATAAAGCATAGGGGTACAAAACTACCCTTTTACCAGAGAGACGGAGAGGATTTTTCCTTCTTTACAGTAGATAGCTGGTCCTTACAGAAAAGAGAAAACCTTGAAGCTTCACTGGAAGATGTCTTAAGAGAATACCAGATAGACCTTGAAGAAGGCAGTACAGAATACGAAAAGCTAGTCTTTGAATATGAGGTGTTTACAGAAGCTCTGGAACAGTATGAACTTTTTAATGAGCTAAAGGGAAGTTATAACCTTAATAATGAGGATTCAAAAAAAGAGCTTTACCTAGAATACATAAGAAAAATTGCTGACAAACAGGAAAGAAGAAATGACAGCTTCAACGATGGGCTCTATTATGAGCCTAATATCCACAACGAGCTTGATTTCTTGGAAAATGGAAGACTTAGCCGCTACGATAATCTAATTGAAGACCTTGTTAAAATTGAAGGCTATGATGGTGACTATTTCGATATAGCTTTAAGAAGCGAGAAAAATAAAGAATTTTTAATCAACTACTTAAAGCAAAAAGAAGAAGATAATTTAATACCAACAGAACTCGATTTAGTTAAGTCAACTGAAAAAGAAATCGAGAGGATAAAAGAGGCTAATTCTTTTAATATTAAAATCTCAAGAGACAGCTTTTTATATATCAAAGACAGAGTAATAGCCGGTGGTAAAGACCTCTTAAAAGAAAGAGAAGAAGCTGTATCTATGACCGACAATCAGATGGATGATTACGAGTGGAACAAACATTATTACAGCGACCTTCATTTAAACCAAATAAATGTATCGATGTCAAACGGCGTAAATACCGTAAAGTTAAATATGCACACAAAACCAACTCATCAGTATTTAGGCTCAAAAGATATAGTTATTTCAACTAGCTTTGTCACAGATAACGAACATACATTAGAGAGCATTAACTTTCTTGCATCTCATACTAGTGCTATGGAGCTTAGATACAAAAAAGTTTTAGATAATCCGGTAATGAAAGTCCAAAACAATATAGTTGATATGTTTGGATTAGATGGTGCTTATATTAAAAATATAGAGACAAATACTGTACCTTCTATGCCGGGATTATTCCAAATTGAGATTTCATTTTTCGGCTATATTGGTGCGCCAGGAGACAAAGACTCTCTATCACTTCAGTACCGTTCGGAGCTTGGTGTCGACGGAAAAATGGGTCACGATAATTTAACAGACTATTTCAATATGAAAGAGAGACTTAAATACATCAACCTTTATCCGGACCTTGAGCTTCCTAGATATTCAGAGCTTCCATTAAGGCACGAACTATTTGATGCTAATGATGACAGCTTTGTAGACCCTGATTTTTATGCTCTTGATGTGCCAAAAGTATTTTCAGAAGATGTAATCAGGGCTTTATATGATGAAGATGATGCAGTAATTATCGGTAGAGACACAGAGGGTAATGCTGTTAGAGCTTTAGTTGATGATAAAGGTAATATAAATTTAATTGACTCTAATATTCAAAGCGAATACAAAAGAGATTCCAAGCCAACACTTGCAGATATAGCATACGAAAAAGGAGATGTAGGCTACAATGAGTTAAGCGAGTTTATGGATAATAGAAGTTTGGATAGAAGCAACATGTCTTTTGTATCAGACAAAGAGCTTAAAAGCTACCTTGCCTCTGAAGATAAAATGGTAAGTAATGTTAAACATAAAAAAATAAAGATTAGTGACTTCTGGGAGTCATATGTTATTAAATGGCTTGATAGCACTGTTCAGAAAGATATTAGTGAAATAGAAAGAATAATTGCAGCAGGTTTTATTGTAGGAAACTGGGATAAGGACTACATAGATGATGACTACCTGGAGTTTCCAAAGAAAAGCCTTTACAGAAACAGCAGTGGAGAATTGGTAGATGAACTATCTGAAGCTAGCTATTATGGTGTTTTAAATTTAAATGGAGATAATTTAAACCAAGATGTTAAGAAAAAAATAGCTTCTAATTACAGGGCCAGTATACTAAAGTATGAGCTTGAATCTGGAAAAATATATGACATATTAAAAGAAAAATCTCCACAAATAAACTTTGACAGAATCGAAGGCACAGGTGTAAGCAATCTTTATGAGAACTATTCTAAAAGAGAAAGTGTTGACTATATGTTCAAGATGCTTTCATACTTTTTAGTTAAAGGCATCTCACTAAATGATATATCTAATTACGAAGGAGGTTATCCTGAGTCTGCAAATAATGTCAAGGAAGCATATTTAGGATTTGAAAAATCAGCTAAAAATATTATAGGCTCTAAGGGTATTTATATAAACCCTACAGAAATGATTGATATGCTACCTAACTTTGCGATGTTAATTAAAAAATCTCTAGAATCTATTAACGGAGATAATTTTGTTTTAACATCTGAAGGAACATACATGCAGTCAAGAAGAGAAGATGTTAGGTTTGCAAGTTCGTTCAACGACATGCTTGAGTATGACAGAAAAGGAAGGTTAATCAGAGCTTTTCCATCCTATTACATGCTCCTGATTGATGAGGGTAGAGAGTTTATGTTCTGGAAAATGCAGGATTTATTCTACCACTACAATGGTGTACAGAGTATAGATGTTGTCAGAGATAAGAAGAACATATCAGATACATGTATGATTACAATGTCAAACTCAAAGGGCAGATTATCAGATGCTTCTGGTGGTTACAGAAATAAATACTATCAGGAAAAAGGAGTAATGGAGACTTTATGGTCTTTAACACCTTTTGCTGAATTTGAGTGGGAAAAAGCTAAGAGAAACTCAGAGTTTGAAAGCGTACAGCTTGCAACAGGTGCCAGGCTTCATTTAAGAATGGGCTATGGTTCAACACCAGATAAGCTTCCAACTGTATTCAACGGAACTATAACAGAGCTTCAGCTTGGTGATACTATAACCTTTGTAGCTCAAAATGACGGCATAGAGTTAAACAAACCAATACCAGCATCTCCCAACGAAAAGACTGATTTTGACATACTTGGACAGCTAGATGAACCAAGAACTATAATCAGCAAGATAGTAGGAGATAGAGGCAACTTATGGTCTAGGTTTATGAATAACATTTCAGGTAACTTACTCTATAATGAGAGTGCTTACGGAATACAGCATTTTGGAGAGCCCAAAAGGCCTGAGTGGTGGGATGAGAGTCAGTATTTAACAAAAAGACATCCAATAACTGATATATATATAAATCAAAACTCAAGGTCTAGCGACAAGATGGAAAGAGCAGTCAGGGATGAAGAAAGAACTTATGAGGTTACACAGAACATAAACTCATCTCTTTATGAAAACAAAGACTTCTCTATGTATCTCTATGGTAAGACAGTATGGGATGTTTTGGAAACATGTGCTCTTGTAGCACCTAACTATATAGCAGCAGTCCACCCATTTGCTTTTAGAAATACAATCTTTTTTGGCCACCCAAACTTTGATTTGGCTTATGACTATGAAGCTGAAATGGATGAAAAGGGCAACTATATCAGGGAAGAATCTAAAGAGGAAGAAGTTGAGCTTTCGTTTACAGGTAACGGAACTAGAAAAACCTTTGAACTAAGAATGAATATAATTGAAGGAAGTCTTGAAGTTAGGGATGGAGACAAAAAAATAACAGATAATATCGACAAGATTGACCATAGATTAGGTCGTGTTATTTTCAGTACCCCTCCAAAAGACGATGTAAAAAATGTAATTTTTACCTTCAAAACCTTGGTTCGAGGAAAGATAGAGCCGTTAAATGTTAGAGAAAAGTTAAAATCTTACAGGCAGAACCATTTCTATTCAAGCTATTATGACATAATAGCAAATAATATTAGAGCTACAGAAAAGAATATGTACACAGCAGTTAAGCCTGTCCTTTCAAAAGACGGAAGCTATAAAGAGCTTGATGAGATGTTTGTAGACACAGATATTTTTCCTGATAGACAGAGGTTAAAAAAGATAGATACTTCAATACCAACCCCTGATTTTGTCAAGAAATTTACAAACACCTTTCAGGTTACACCAGAAAACGCTGAGATAAATGCAAGAAGGTATGGGGCTGGAGCCTTAAAACAGGCAGTAGAGAATATGTACGACGGAGAGATAGTAGTTACAGGAGACCCTTCTGTTAAACCATATGATTATGGATACCTAGCAGATGTAAGAGATAGAATTTCAGGAACCTTTGAAGTCTCATCAGTTGTCCACAGCTTAAATGATACAACTGGTTTTGTAACATCAATCAATCCATCACCGGTAGTTTCTGTAAATGAGGGCCTTCAATACGACAAGGATTTTTGGAAGTGGACAAACTCCAAGTTCTCAAGTCTTTATGCTAACAGTGTTGTAGCAAGGCTTTCGACATACACAGCTTTAGCAAGCCTGAAAAGCGTTCTAGAATCACTAAAGATAACAAGTGCAGCTGGCTCACTTCTCCCGGCAACAAATGCCGGTATGGCAGCTACTAAATACCTTGACGTAACAACAGACGCTTTAAAGCATTCAAATCTTGGTTACCTTCCATTTCTTTTAGGAAAAAATGTTTTAGAAAGAATAAAGGACCTCGGAACAAAAACAGATAAGTTTGTTATTTGGGTTTCAAGATTTTTAGATAATGCAAATAAAATGAGCGACATATCCAAGCTTGGTGGAAAAGGGCTTAAGAACGTAGACTCTTTGAGGAAGATGATGATTTCAGGTAAGTTTTCCAGCAGGGCACAAAAGATAAGTGACGGATTAAATGATTTCAGAAACGGTTATGTAAGAATGGGAGAATACCTAAAAACTGCATCTAGAAATGCTGACGATTTTCCCGGATTTATGAATGATATGAGAAAGTACAGCAAGCTCAGAAAATCCGGAATGAAGGTCGGAGATATACTTGACGATGTCAGGGTTTTTAGAAGGCTAACAACTTACGGACTTTCAAATGCCAAAGATGTAGCTAAGATACTGTCAGGCCCAATGTTCTTTCTCGTGACTGAGGTTGTGGAATTTGTAATAGTAAGCCACATCATGAAGTTTCTAAAAAATATGAGGGCTAATAGAGAAGTTCTTACAATAATGCCACTCAAAAGAGATGGCAAAGAATTTACGGCAGGACTTGAAGGACACAAGGGCTGTATCATAGGTGACGACCCAAGCAAGATGGATAAGTTCTGGGACAGCAGTATAATAAACTTCTTCATCGGAAAGTCAGAAGAGTCAATCAGTAAAGACGAGATGAGGCAGTACATGATTGACAATAGTGAGAGGATAACAAACTCGGCAAGCCTTTATGGTGCCAAACAAAATAGTGAAATGACAAGGAAGGTAATGGGTGTAACAAATATAGATGATGTTAAAGGAATCTATAAAGACTCATACAACTTAAATTTCACTAAAGAAATTGAAGAAGAGGCCAAAGAAGAATCTAAGAAAAAGGAAGTAGAAGATGCCGTTCAGGTAGATAAGAATAATAAAGACGAGGGAAAGAAAAAGACTCAGGAGCTCAAGTCAATATACGACATCAAAGAAGATAACAGAATTGGCTGGTCCATGAAAGCTTCTCTTTTTGTAAAAGATAATCCTGATATCCTAGCAGATTACAAAGGTCACAAAGTTCACCCTAAAATAATAACACTTTTTGAATCTGTAAAAAGGTCTTTAGGCTCTACTAATGTAAGAGCTCTAGTAGATGGAAAATCTTTCGGCTCCTATAATGAGGATAAAATTCTCTATGATAATGGGCTTGCAATCAGATTTGAGCCAAGAACCGGAGAGATGGATATCAATGATACAGTAAAGATAATTAAGGAAGCAGCAGTTAACGGATTTGGAACAGTCAAGGTATTTAAAGACAACTCTGTTCAGGTTGATTTATTTCCTTTATTTGATAGTAAAAAGCTAAAAAGCAACACTTATAACAAAGCATTTGGAAGTGCCAAAAACACTGTCAACAATACTATTGACGACTGTTACGGAAGTTGAAAAATGGACCAATATGTGATATAATAACATTAGAGGTAGAAAAAGAAATTAATTGAAAAAAGTGGAGGGGCAGCAAATGAATGAGAGAATAAAAAAAGCGATAAATGATAATATAGTTAAGCCACTGCTTGATGAGAAAATGTACACTATTAGTGGTACTGTCGTAAGAACATATTACGACGAGGAGACATCAGATGTAGAGGCCAGAAATTACAACGCTGCAGATGTTGAGGTGGTGCTGCCTTCCACTGGTTTTAAACATATATTTCATAGAGTTCCTATCATAATAAGTGGGACTATGGGAGGTGTGAAAGGCGCAAGGATTAAAAAAGGAGATAAAGTTTCGATGTCATTTGAGGGTGGAGATGCTAAAAATCCAAGAATTAAAGGTAGGGTTTATGAAAACCCCAAAGAGATAAATGAAAGCCTAAAATCAGATGCAGGAAACTACACCCCCGAATACACATCTAGAATTTAATCCCTGCAACAAGTCATGGCAGAAAAAAGAAGCTGGAGAATAAGAAAAGAAAGATTAAGAGACCCTTTCAATCCTGAAGAAGAGCTTAAAAAAAGAGCTCTTCCAAGCGATAATGATATAGTTATTAAACACCCCGACAATGAAAGCAATATCAGAATTAAAGATAATGGTATAATTCAGATGTTTGCAAACGGCAAGACTGGAATCAGGCTTGACCCAAAATATAACTCAATCAATATCTTTGCTGATAAAACAAATATGTTCAGCTCAAGCATTCATTTTTTAACAGATGATAATGGACTAAAGTGGAACTTTACACCCTTTAACAGGGCTTTAAGCGACCCCTTAAGAGAGATTGTGACAACAACACCTATGGGTACAGAAGCTTTAATTGACAGCCTAACATCATCAGGTGCTTACGTTGCCAAGGATGGCCCGGTAAGCCCCGGAACAGTTAAGTCCCTAAATAACTTTGAGTTTAAGGGAATAAGGGCTTACAACGGAGAGGAAAAGCTGAATATGCTTAGAACTATAAAAAACGCTATGAGCGGGATAGCTCAGGATTTAGACATGGAAAATATAAAGGATTTGGTATAGATGGATTCTATTAGAGATTTCAAAGGGGCAAGTTCGGGCGATATTATAATAGATGAAGGCAAACTGCTTTTAGCAGATTTTAAACAAACGGTAAAGCAGGGCATAGAAAAAAGACTCAAGACAGATAATCCAGACTGGTACAGGCATTTTAATATAGGAAGTGACCTTGAGGACTTAAGGGGTATGGATAACACTAGACAAACTGGAGAGTCCGGTCGGGCCAATATAGTAAGGGCGCTGACACATGACGGTTTTATTGAAGAAAAAGACTTAAATGTTAGGGCAGTACCTACAGGAGGAACCGAAATTACATATTATATTGCAGTAAGACTCGGTTACAACGAACAGATAACAATGGAGTTTCCAATAGATATAGCTTAAGGCGGTGATAAAATGCTTTATGATGAGGCGATTTTAAAAGATTATAATACGATGGTGGAAGATGCCATAGATAGACTTAAAGATAAAACTGAGCTTACTGACTTTTCTGCAGGCTCTCTGGCACGGTCTCTAATAGAGGTTTTTTACGATGACTTAGATGACCTTTACAGGGATTTATCTCAGGTTGCTAAAAAGTATTTCATCTCAGATACTGAGGGGATTTACTTAGATGAGCTGGCATTACTTTTTGGTATCGAAAGAGAGCAGGGAGAAGATGACGGGAATTTTAGATACAGGATTAAAAGCTGGACAGAAACAAGAGCAGCAGCAAATGAGATAGCAGTCCGCTTAGCCTGCCTATCAGTAGACTCAGTGATAGATATCAAAATAAAAAAGTATGTAAGAGGCACAGGAACTTTCGATGCTTATGTTATTACAGAAGACCCTGAAACACCAAGCGAAGTAATATCAGAGGTTCAGGAAAAGATAGATAGCGTTCAATCAGCAGGGGTTAAAGGCCTTGCACTTAGCCCAAAACTTAAGTACATAGATTTCACTCTTCAGTATACATTCTTTTCTAATGTTAACGCTGAGGATAAAACAAGAATAGTTTACAGTGCAGAAGAGGAGATAAGAGAATATCTAGCAAATTTAGAGCTTGGTTCTGAGCTTGTACTGAATAGACTTATAGATATTTTAATGAGTGTTGACCGTAACAAAATTAAAAATGTTGAAATATTAAAAATGTTTGTAGATGGTAGAGAGACAATAATAGGCAATAAAAATACATATTGGGACGAAAGAATAGTTCCAGGAGATATAAAAATAAACTAAAATCCCTTGATTACCTAAAGGAGGGTTCTAATTGGACAGAGAAATTAAGATAGAAGACAACGAAAAATATTTCAAATCCGGTATCGGGGATTTAGAAGACCTAAAAGTTTTAGATGACTACAGCAGAAAACATGAAGAGGACTTCGAGGTAGACTTAACCTTATCAGGCAAAACATTAGAAAATGACACCTTTTACCCAAAGCTTGATGTTGACTACGAGGTAAAAGCTTCCGGTACAAGAAAAGTTGAAAGAACAACAGACCCAGCTGATTACAATTTTGATGTTTTATACGAGCCCAACTTTAAGGCTTATTATAGATTAAAATCTTTTGACCCTATTTTTGATACAGAAATTGACAATGTAGATAAAAGAACTTCAATTAAAAAATCAGAAGGCAACAAAAACGTGTTAACTCTCGACGGCACAAACTCAACCTTAAACAGGAGGGCTATGACCTTCTCTCATCAGGAGAAGATGGTTACTGTAGAAACTTCAGCTTTTTATGTCCACAGATTTACAGGCTTTAGCACCTGGCAGAAATTATACAACAGCTCTATTAATTCAGGAGAAAGCTCAATACCTTCTCTTGGTTATCCTAGATATAACTATTACCAGAGAGAAGGAAGAGCATCTGTAAACGGAGCGAATTCAAGGTTTGCTATCTTAAAAGCCAACCACAGCGAATTTAACTACAGTAATTTTAGAATTAAAGCAGAGTTAACCTTTGAAGAATTAGGGTATGGACTTGTTGGTTTTGCTTTTAATGTTCAGGATGCTAATAACTTTTATTTTGCCGGACATAATGGAGTCGATAATAAAATTACACTTTTTAAAGTCTCTGGAGGGGCAAAAGAGGTATTAGCAAAATCACCATACGCTAGGCGAATTAAGGATGCTGGTTGGTGGTGGTTTGGTCCTGATTTTAATATCCTAACCCTTGAAGTAAGGAAAATAGAAGGTCAAATACAGGTTTTTGCAAACGGCAGAAAGGTTATTTCATATAATGATGCCAACCCGCTCACCGCTAATGGTTTTGGTCTGGCAACATACAGGGTTACAAACGCAAGATTTGAAAACATATCTTTTGATAGGTATATAGTTTTAGAGAATACAGCCCAAGATGACTTCTTAAAATATGGAGAGGCTAGTAAAGTTTTATCTACACAGACTTTTAATGAAATCTTTAAGGCTGATATGGATAACAGGTTATCTATCTCTAATGTTAATAATTCATGGTATATCTGGTATCAGGCAAATAAAATACTTAAGCCACAGCGAAAAGATTCTTATCTTTCTAATAATTGGTTTAAGCCAGACTCAAGTTATAAACACAGAAAAGGATACTATATAAACAATAATATCAGTGCCGGCAACGAGTGGATTTCTGCCTGGTCAAGGGATAAGGTTGATAGACTTGAAATTTCTTTTACTGAATATGGTGACCATTATGAAAAGGACAGAGAATACCATTCGGACCAGGACAGATGGAGATTTAAAGTAGATTACTCTATTTACTATCAAAACGAAGGTGAGTCAACCTGGAACTACTACACCAGAAAAAAAAGCACTGAAGATACCAGTAATTATTCTAGCAAAAACAGAAATATAACTATCAACTTATCCGGCACAAAAAGAAGACGAATAAGAGTTGTCTACCATAACTTTACTGTAAGTTATGGGGGCAAAACTTATAACAGAAACAATGGCAGTTATCTAAAGATAAGAAGATGGGTTGATAGACAGGATAGATTCTGGCAGTCTCCAAGCTATACCCAAAAAAGAATTTATGGTTTTACAGAAATTAGCAACTCAAATTATATTGATGGTAACAACTCACTTAATTATTCTGGCAAAAACTACACAAACGTGTTGCCAACAATAAGCTTGTCTGGTTATCCGACACTTGAGGATTACACATTATGCAGAGTCGAGATACAGGACATAACACCAGTTAGTGTACTTGAAGAGTACGAAAACTATGAAAAGCCACTTAATTTCTCGTGGTCGAGTTCTGGAACTTTAAGTTCAACAGCAATTACCGACAGCGTAATTTTAAGTACAGACTTTGAGATAGTAAAAAACCTTACTGGGACACTTGATGAAATCCAGAGAGTTGAGATTCCCAAGATAAGAGAGGAAGACCCAAGATTTCCTGGTGCTGATTTATGGTCTGGAATAGAAGAGGTAACAATAGATGATGATGGAATAGCTTCAACTATTGGTGATTCAAAGATAGAAATTAAGCTCATAAATAAATTAGCTGACCCTAAAGATACAAATATAGAGTTTGAGCTAACAAGAACAGACACTACAAATTATCACGAAATAAACGGAGCATTAAGCAATGACAATATATTAATTTTCCCAAATGCAGCTGCTATTACAACTACAATTTTTGACGAACCATGGCCTGCTACAGAAGACGAGATAGAAGATGCTACAATTAACTTAAAGGCATATGTTAACGGCTATTATGTTCAGGATGAAACAGGAAAATATGACTACAGTGCTTCCATAAACCAGACAGGCACAGGCAGTTCACGCCAGATAATAGTTAACTCAAACAGAGGTAATAATGTTTCAGCTAAAATTCTTTTTCCAAGAGATATAGATTTTGGCACAGTAGAATACAATATAGACTTAAAATCAGCTGTTTATGATTTTATTACTGTTACTGCAAATGGAGACAGCATTGAGGACACAACAGTTGTTATTGGAGAAAATAAGTATGGATACATAGTTAAAGAGACTGTCGAAGCTCAACTTGATGATATAGTAAGTTCTTTTACAAGCAGCTCGACAAACTCCAGCAACTTATTTACTGAAGATACAATAAATATCAGTTCGGATATCCTTGAAGATGGGTATTACTTAAAAGGGTGGAGTGATACTATAACAAAGCTCGGTTCAGTTTCCCTTTCAGAACCTATCTGGTCTTTGAAAATACCAGAAGATGATATGTCACTAGCCTCTGTTTTCTCAGTTCCGGAAGGAGATATAGGAAGTTACTCTCTGCTTGCTGAATGTCGAGAACAGATGTTAAACCCTGATGTGGTGATATTGAAGGAAAATGAACAGTTTAAAGCTATGGTAAAGATGACAAGTGTTATGAGTTGGAAGCCATATATTCACAACGGATATTTCTACATAACTGATGCTAACAATGACCTGATGCCGAAAGAATACTATCTATACTCTATGGTTAAAGATGAAGAAATAATTGAGGTGGTAAACGGCTACGAGTACGAGCTTCAGGATTTCCCTAAACAGCTATCACCAGTAATAGCAAAAGATAAAGAAGGAAAAGAGCTAACAGGTGTTATGTTTTTCGATGAAAACTATAATCCTAGCCTGACAAGTAAAGAGTCTCATGATGTTAAAGTTGAGCATACTCCAGTTAAGTTAAGTGTGATAAACACATCAGAAATCAAAGTAGATGTTGTTAAAAAAGAAGGTAATATAATCTACCTAAGCAGTTCAAAGGTGAGTCCAGGAGACGTTGTTAATGTTGAATATTATTATTCAGGTTCAAATAAAAAGACTGATACACTAACCGTTTCTTCAGAGCTTACAATAGAGCTCAGTGAGGCTTTTGTTGCAGGTATATTTACAGACTATACAAACATCAAAGAGGACACACTTGTGGTCTCAGACCATGAAGGAAACCCTATCACTGTCAAAGATGTTAACAAAAACTATATAGAAATAGACCTTACAGCTGATTATGCTGACCAAAAAGTAAATATAGAATACATGATAAACGATTCATTTTTAGTAAACACCTTTGGTGATGTTCCCACAATCAAATTCAGTAACAACTATTTAGATGGTGTAGATATATCTTATGAGAGTTCAATTTCTACTTCATACTTTGAAGAGGTTGAGATAAACTTAAACCCACACATTAATGATTATAACGAAGGCTTTTTATTTATCTCAAACAAAAAACCTCAGATAGGAACTATGGAAATCTCAGTTTTTCCAGAGACTATTTATTCAGATGGGCTGCAGAAAGTATACTTAAAGGTTTCGCTTTTTGATAATTACGGAAATCCGTTCTTTAACCCTGATATGACAAAAGGTGTAAGCCTTGGAAGTAATGGTGGAACCATAGAGTTTATAGATTATGAAGGTAATTTACAGTCTGAAATTCCTGGAGAAGACCTATCAATACCGGATAAATTCGGTAACGTTTATGCATTATATACTTATGCTGGTGGAGAAGGTCTTAGTGAGGATTTAATATATGGAAATTACGGAGACCTATCAGCGTCAAATACTGTAAGAATAAACCCCAAGAGAATAAAAAATGACCTTGATAATAGTGCCTACACAAATAACGAAACAAAAGATGAATTCAGAATCAATATCACTCCTGATAAGTACGTTATTTTAAAGGGAGAACAAATCAGAGTAAATGTAAAAATGTACGACAAGAATGAAAATCCGATTACTGATACTGCGATAAATATAGAAATAAAAGACACTTATACAGGTGGCACAGAATCTAAAAGTTTAACAACTGATAAAGATGGACTATGTTCATTTGAGTTCGTTAAGACCTTAAGCCACACAGTGCTTGATACTTACATGATTAAAGCAAGTGCAGATGTTGAGGGTTCAGTTATCGAGGATACAACAAATATTACGGTTATGAGAGCATAAAAAGAAAGGAAGGAGGGTTCTATGCCAGATAAATTTAACGGAAGCAGCGAAGTATTTTTAAAAGTTGGCAGGGAAGTTCCAGAACAGGATGTAAATATTGCATTCTACAAAACACCAGAAGTTACAGTAGAAAATAATATAGAAATAATCAATCAATCTGTGAGCATGAACGATAATATAAACAATAATTCTGACATGGTATGCTATGTTGATGAAGGTTATAAGCTCTTTTACAACATATACGGAGATAGTGATGATTTTGTTGATACTTTTTATTCAAAAGACTTTTCTCTAACAGATATAACTATAGATGGTGAGGCTGTGTTTTTTAGACATAAGCTGAGATATATTCATCTTGACACAGAGTTTGAACAGGTAGAAAAGAATATAGATATTATAGATGAAGGAAGAGACTCAATAGATGAAAGGTATTTTTACAAGCTAGACATCAAGGAGCTTCCGGGCCAGACAAACAACAAAAACAGATATGAAATTACTATTTATTTAAACTTTAAACCGGATGAGCAGTTTAAAATAATATATAATCCGGAAAATAAAAAGTTAAACAACTACGAAGAAATACTTAATCCCGTAGAAATATACCAGCGAGTTTCAGCAAACGACTTCTATGAAAATAGGTTAAACACCAATGATAAAGTCTATGCTATAGAAAACAGAAGAAATGGATTTGCAATCATGGTTCCAATTAAGGCTATTATGCAGATAGTAAACGATGATGATTCAGTAAGGACAGAAGAGTACCTATCTTCTAATAACTTCATTTATGATACCAAAAAATTCTTCCTTTCTTTCAATGACTCTACAAGTAAGATTTATGCCAGTGTAAATAAAAACCTAAGAAAAAACGACTCATGGCATATAGATATTAACAGAGATTCTTTTGTTGATAATAAAATTGACAGGCTATATATCTATGAAATTCCAGAGTTTTTATACCAAGATATTTATTGGATTGACGGCTATCCCTGCATGAAATATTTCGAGGAAGAAGTTAGCGTAGTAGACGAACATACCGTTGAGCTTAAAAACGCACCTTTATTTATAAAGACAGAAACTAACGAGGAAGGCATTAAAGTTCCTTCAAATATAAGCCTAAAAGATACAGCAGGTAATGAATATACAGTAAAAAATTGGGATATAGAAAACGGCCTGCTCTATGTTGATGAAAACATAATCTACAAAAAAATAATTGCTGACTATGTAGTAAGGCAGAATAAGTTTAAATATAGAGGATATTATGATGAAAACGGGCAGTTTATTCAACTTGATATAAACCCTCGGTCAGGACATTTTTACAGCACAAAGGACATAAAAAACGGCGGAGCTGTAACTCATAATATTCCCTCATATAAACTTACAAGCAAAATGATTAGCATTTATTTAAAACCTGAGTATGTAATCGACGGAAATGAGATAATAACAAGGAATGGTGAAACATTATTCCACACTATAAATAACGATATTCACGTAAGCGAGAACCATCCGATGATAAATTCTGATATAGAAAATAATTACTACAATTATGAAGATGTAAAACTAATTTCTAGGATTTTTATAGTACCGATAACTAATCCAGAAAAGCTTGAAGTAACAGATACCAGAACTCGTGGTGGAGGGATTAAAGAAAAGCTAATTAAAGAAGTTAAAAAGATTGATAGAAACGCAGAATTCTACTGGGATATAGGAAAGTGGAACGGAAAGTCATACCCTTCAAACGGGGTTGTTGTTATAGAGCTTCCAGAAGAAGTTCTTGAAAGGTTTACACACAATGAAATAGTGGCAAGAGTAGAAAAACAGGTAGCTCTAGGAGTTCTTCCTGTAATAGAATACGTTTAAAGAATGGTGGTGAAGCAATGGAAACCAGGACTTTAGAAAGCTTAAATCTTAATTTAGATTACAAAGATAAAAAGCTTTTTGTAGAAACTGTAAAAAATAAAACAACTACAGAAAAAAACGAAGAAGAAATTATAGATGATTTTAAAAACAATGCCCTGAGAGCGGTATCTAAGCCGCTTTATCAGGGTGAAAAAACAAGTTCAGAGCTTTTTAACAGACAGTTTGAGGATGTACTGACTGACCTGATTAAACTTTTTACACTAGCAAACAAAACATCAGCTTCAATCAGTACAAATAATTACCTTTATGATTCCTTTATTTCAAGCCTCAAGAATAACCTTAAAAAAATAGAAAACAAAATAGAGGCCTACAGTTACATAGCAAATAATGATGAAGGGTTTTCAGAAGTAAAGTTTGAAAACTTTAACGATAAAGAGTCTTTTGAGGAAATGAACGATGAGACCAAGATGCTTTTTACAAACCCAAAGGATGACAGAATCTATAGCTCTGATTTTATAGCAGATATAAATAAATACAGTGACAGCCTAACCCTATCTCCTATAGGAACTATCAGACCTGAAGCTCCCCTTGTTGAGATGGACAGTCAGGTAGGGAAGTATCTTAAAGTAGAAAACAACCTTTACCCTTTGGAAAACATTATAAAAAATGATAAACCTGAAGATGTATGGAGTGAGAGCATACTCACAGATAGGCCATTTGAGGTAGAAATGGAGGAAGAGAAAGAAGGGGCGGTATTTAAATTTAGGATAATATTTGAAAAGCCGATGCCTATTAATAATATTTCAATAGACCCTTTCAGCAAATACCCTTTAAAGATTATAAAGATAAACACATACGAAAATGCTGAAGATTATATGAAGGGTGAGGAATTTGCTTTTCCTATTTTATCTGATAGTTATGAGTCCTTTTTTGACCCTAAGTATATTGATGATGCTGAAACACTCGAGTTTCCTACCAGAAACATCCAGATTGTCGAGTTTGTTGTTAACCAAGAACACTACGAATACGAACAATTCAGCATTAAAGAGTCAGATAAAAACGATATTAATATAGCAGAGAAAATGTATTCAAGCCGGCACACAGTTTTAAACCTTGAAGAAAGCAGCAATGAATCTCTGCTTGAGCTTGACTACTCAAATAACAGTATCCTCTGGGATTACCTTAAGGATATGGTTGGAAACTTTTTTAAAGAGCTTGATGTAAACAACAAAAACAAGGTAATAGGAAATATCTTAAACTCAATCAACTCAATTATACCTGAATTAAGTTCTGAGAAATTCAATCCGCTATCAGAAAACACCGGAAAAGAAACAGAAAAGATTGTCAGCTTAAACAAATACTCATATCAGTATGGCTTTAAAAATATAGAGCCATCATACAAGGAATATTTAGATAGGGCTGTATATGTATCAAAACCATATAATTTTATCAGCAATATAAAAGAGGTTGCAATAGAAGTTGATGAAACAAATCAAAAACTCTACCATGAGGATAGTGAGGAGTTTTCAACCTCAACAGAGTATTACATAACAAATTTAAAGAACCCGTCTCCAAGAAAAGCTACCTGGTATCCTATTCTGCCAACAAACTATGAATATAGAGATATAAACGGTAACCCCAAAATAAAAGGCGAAAGGCTTTTTGCTCTTGGTGGAGAGGATTTTAAGGCAAAAATAAGATTTCCAGCTAATCCTGATACCATTGAGGTTTTTAAAGATGGTGTAGAGATTGACTCAGATTATATTACCTATAGCGAAACTGATTCATCAAACTCACTATTAACAGACAATATAATCACACTTGTAAATGAAATAAACTCAATCTACAACAGCAGTATCTATACTGTAAATTACACTGTCAAAGATGGCTTCGACCCCACTATACTAGACCTTGAAGAGTCGGTACCACCTGTTGACTTTATAGACAGTGACGGGAATGAGGGAGAACTTTTTAATATCAGTGACTACAGTGACAATAGAATAAGGTTAAAATATTATCCCTTCACTGACAAAGAAAAACTCTATTCAAGTCCTAAAGTAGATGTTAAGGAAAGCTCAACAGATAAAAACCCATTTTACGGCTCATATAATCCTAACTACCATAAGTGTTATAGGCCAATAGAGGTAAGTGGGTTTGGTAAGCTTGAGTATCTAGAGGGAAGCGAAATAAAAGAAGAAGAGATTAACGTAGAGCAGGACCTTTCAGGCATTCCATACAGGTTCCCTTATTTTAAAGACACTAACGGTGACGGTGTTATTGAATCTTTTGAGTACAAAAAAGAAAGCAAGCCATACTTTTTTAATAAGACTGATTACAGAGGCAGAGAAGCACTACCTTTCAGTCAGGGAATACAGGTACCTTTAATAGAGTATTCAGCAGCTGACTATCCAATCATAGATTACTTTCATGATGGAAAAAATATAATATTCAGCCACAGCTTAGAAGACGGAGATAAAAAATCAGAGATAAGAGTAAAATACAAATACTTAACAGAATGTATTAGAGTAAAGGCTGTAATGTACAGGAATGTAAAACACCAGAACGGAGTAACACCTGTTATAAAAAATTATGCAGTCAAAGTAAAACCATTCAAATAGAAAGGAGGCTTTTATGCCAAACCCATATAGATTCAAGCACAATGTTGAAACAATAAGAAAGCAGTTAAAAGATGGGGTTAATAAGATACATGACAACTTAGAAGAAAATAAAGATATGGACTTCGGAGGAATTATAAGCTCGATAGTCTCTGGTATAAAAGAGGCAATAGATGGTATAGGAGAACCTTCTTTTCAAAAAAGGTATGCCAAAAGGATACCAAATGTAGAGGATTATAATAAAAACATCAGAGAAATCTGTAATGATATAGACTCTTCCTATAGAGAAATTGAAAATTTAACAAATGATATTAAAAACAATTTCAATTATAATGCCATCTCAAATAATAAACTGGAAAAAGAAGTTTTTGAACTAAAAAATCAGGTTGACAAAATAAGCCTCTACAATAACGAGGCAGAGGTAAAAAATGACAG